CAGATTGGAAACCAGTTAAAGATACAATAGCTGACCTTAAACCACCATTTGTACAAAGTGTTGTACTACCAGATGCTGCAAGAGAACCTAAGTTATTAGTTGAAGTTGGTACTAATGCGTTACCAGTTGTGTTCCATACTTGAATAGTAGTTCCGTAAGTGAAAGCTGAATAAGCTCCTTTTGAACGGTCAAATAAACCTTCTCTTCCGTTACCTTCGTAGAATGCGTCATAAAGGTTTACTGTGTCAAAAGTAGTAGTATCATTTGAAAAACCACCTCCGATTGGGTTAGTGTGTCCTTCCATACCACCTGCAGGTCCTGCTTGAGGGCTACCGTTAACAGCAACTCTTTGTGAAATTTTAGGTACAAAGTAGAACAATTTACCGATAGGTAAGTTCATAGCTTGTACAGAAACGATATCGTTTGCCAATAACTTAGAGAATACTCTACGAATGATTGGGAAAACAACCGTTTCGAATGAACCTGAAGCGTCAGATGACGTAGCTTCGTTAATTAAGTGTGTTGCTTGATTTTCGTATAATTGAGCGATGTTTTCTTTTGTGTGCCCATTTAATCCGTTAAGGAACCCAAGCTTGTTCCATTTTCCAATAGTATCTTCGCGGATAACTTTAAGGTGTTTTAAACCAATGTTTCCGACCATACCAGATTCTAATAATGCTCCCATTTTTAATTTGTTTTTTTTAGTTAGCGTTTATTTAATTATTATAACTTATTCATAATCTCTCTCATCCTAGTAATTTGAGGACTTTCATAAGTTTTACTTTCAATCAAATTGACTGAAGAACCACCAGAAGGGGTTTTAGTAATGGTTTTTTGAACCGACTCATTCAACTTATTAACTTTAGAATTAAATTCTGAATTTAATGTATTGAACAAGTTTTTGCTTTCATTCAGAGTTTTAACGCCATCAAAACGTCTAAGAATGTTAACTTTCTCTTTTTTAGTTGTTGTGTGTTCAGTGAATAATTTAGTTGAATAAGCCAAATTAGCGTTAAATACAGCTACTTCATTTAATTTATCTCTGAATACTTTAAGAGCTTGTCTATATTCTTTATTTTTCTGTCTGAAATGTTGATTCTCTGTTTGTAGTTGTTTAGCTGTTTTAAGTATCTTGTTAATAGATTCTCTAGATGATTCATTAATTGGGAAGTCTAAATTTCTGTTGTTAGTAAATCCTTTTCTAAGTCCTCTTCCAGATTTAGAACCAAAACCATAAGTTCTTGAAGCTTCTCCCATTTCTTGGTCAAATTTTCTAGTACCTCTAGCCATTCTAGCTCTATCTTTTAATGAAAATTCAGAGTCTTCATGTCCGTGTTCACCACCCAACATTTCATCCTCTCTATCTAGGTAACCTTGTTTTGAACGACCCATAGGGCGTTTAAAACCATAATCACCTTCTTCCATTTCTTCGTAAGACATATCTCCCATTTCTTGTAATTCCTTAATGTCCATGTCTTCTTCATCCATATCCATTTCGTCCTCTAAAGAAATTTCATAAATAGGTTCATCATCCATTTCCATTTCATACATACCTTTCATTTTCATTTCTGACATTTCGTCATCCATTTCATACATGTCTTTCATTTTCATTTCATACATACCTTTTTTCCAACCTTCTTCGAAATCTTTTTCCATTTCCATAATTTCTTCATCATCAACGTACTCCATTGAATCATTATCATAACCTTCGTTAATTAGAAGATTATTCTTAAATTTACTCTCGGCCAATTCAATTTTATATTCAGTACCAGTTCCCTGGTCTTCAAGTTCAATTGTGTCTCCATCTTGTGTAACAACGATTCCATCTTCAGCTCCCATAGCTTTGAAAACTTTCATTACTTCTTCGTCAGATGCTTGTGTTAGGTCGAGTGTTGGTTCATCCGTATCCATTTCCATAGATACCATTGCTTCTTCTCCTGCAGGAATCATTAATTCCTCTTCTTCTTGGTCTTCATATTCTTCGTCATCAAAATCATCATCATCGAACTCAACAGAGACTTCTTCTTCACTAGTACCGACAAAGTCATCTTCTTCTTGTTCATTTAATGATTCTTTAACTAACTCTTCAATTTCTTGCTTCATAGTAGCTGCAAGTATTTCTTTTGCATTAGATTTAACAGCTTCTTCTAGCTGTTGTGCCTCTAGTAAGGCCTGTTCTAAGACTGATTTGTTATCTGCCATATCTTTTTTATTAAGCGCTTTTTAAAGTTTTATTTTTATTATAAATACTACCAATAATTAAAAACTCCTCTTATAATACAAATAAAAGATAAATTATTATTTTTAATATCCCGATAAGAAACTATCTAACTTATCCATTAATCTTAATGAACCACTTAAAGCTTGAGTTGTTATTTGTTCTTGTGGTTTATCGTGATTTAAAGATTCATCATAAAGTTCTTTATCTTCTAAATTTTTAAATAAATAAGCTCCTGGGGTTGATGGTGATGAAACTAAGTCAAAACAAATTAATTCAAAATCATCTTGTACTACATTTTGACCATTCTCTCTTTCTAATGAACCGACACCTCTTGATGAAATACCTAACGTTACTCCGTGTCTCAATAAATTAGCTGCGATATCACCCACACAAGATATAACACCAGTTTGGTGGTATGCGGGTGATGTTAAGATTTCTAATTTACCCATAAGAATATTACCATCCCACCAAGTCTCTAAAACTCTGTGAGAACTTCTTTCCAAATCGACTAATGATGATTCTGGGTGATTTAGTTCTGATAAAGCACTACCTTTCTCTATTAATTTCTGATAGTTTTCTACTTCTCTTTTTAATATGTTTTCTGGATAAACTCTTCCGTTTCTATTTTCTACACCACTTTTTTGTAGTATAGCATGGAAAATTATGGGTCCTTCTTGGATGGACCTATCTGTCATTTCTTTAATAACTTTTTTGTTATTAGTGTTAGTGGGTGATACGTGACCAGCGTCATATTCTATTAAAATACCCGTACCTACCTTTCCTGGTTTCAATATTTCCATTATTACTTTTAACTATAAATACTTTAGTAATAATAAAATACATCATTTACTTTTTTGTTCTATAAAAATTAAAATATGTGGATGTGTTAAAACTATTGTTAATTATGTTAGTTAAAATGTTTTCAACGACTAATTTTACATTATCAGATTTTATGGGTTCTTCATTTTTAAGGAATAAAGTTATTTCACAACTCATATAACTCCTTTTATTTTCACGTATACCACTAGTTCTAATATCTAAATCTACAATTTGTTTTTTTTCTAAAAATAAATTATTTAAATTTGTAGAATTTATATTTGATTGTATATTTCGTTTTAACCCACTAACAGCTCTATCCCAATTGTCACACTCCTTTATAGGAGAAAACCATGAAGAGATGTTGATGTATATTGATTTGGGGTTTTTGTAATCAACACTACCGTAGTAAGTGTTAAAATCTTTGTTTAAATTTAATTTAAATTGTTTTCCTGTTTTCATAAATAAAATGTTATTATATTTAAATATAACAGCATTTTATTCTAGTGTCAAAATTAACTTTTTACTTATGAACATATTATTATTCAGTAAGTAATTGTTCATTTGAATTATCTTTTTTATTTGTAAAAACATTAGCAATCCTACCAACTTCAGCTATACCAAAACTACCTAATGTAATAATTAAAAAAGAATTATAAATAAATTCATTTATAATTAAATCTTTACCTAAACTCCCAGATACAATATCTGCGATAGCAAAAATAACCATAACAGCAAATGAAGAAAAACCTACAATAGTTTTTTCATTGATGTCGTTACTATCTTTAAAAATATTAATTACCCTATTCATAATAATTTATTTTATAATGTTTTATTAAGTTCTTTTATTTTGTAGTAAGAAACTTTATCTATAACTGTTTTTGAAATTTTTTCTTTAGTTTCATTTAATTTACCCAATAATTGAGAATCTTTAGTTTCTGATATTAAATTATCCAACTTAGTTGTTACTTCTTCAACCAAAGTTTTAAACTCATTTTTAAATTCTATATTGTTTTTACCTAATAATGACTTAAATTCAAGTTTATCATTTTCAGTTAAATTTTCATATTTTTTATTGAAATTTTTAGTAGATAAATTAATTAATAATGAATTTGGTATTTTAGCTTCAGATATTTTTTTTGTTTCTCTATTATGTAATTTTTTTAAAATTAATTTTTTAGCCTCTATTCTTTTTTCAATACCTAAAACACTCTCATTAAACACTAACGTATCAATACTTTCATATAATTTATTAGTTGAGTCACCGATAAAATTTTTATATTTAGATATAGATTCGTTAATATTTTTTAAATTAACCTTATTCTTTTTGGATTTTAAAGTTTTGATTGATTCATTAAGATATTCTTCCGCATCTTTAATATCACTAAAAGCTTTATTCTCTATTTGAGAGTAAAGTACGAAAAATTCTCTGTTAGTTGGGTTATCCTTTAAACTTTCCATAAGAGTGTGGAAAGCATTCTTAAATTTAGGTTTCTGTGAAAAAGTATTAATTAAAATACTATCTATTTTATTTTTAGTTTTACCGAACATATTATTGTATTTAACAATAAATATCTATTCATTTAATAAACTATCTAACTTTTCACTAACTTCATCTAATTTATCTTTACCTTTTGATAAATTTAATTCAAAATTATTATTATCAATAGTTTCTAATATTAAGGGTAATTTAGATTTACTGATAGAAGCTAAGTCTAACCCTGCACCAGCTTCACCAGTCTCAGGTGGGGTTTCTTCAACTCCAGTTTCTAAACCTGTATCTGCAGGAGATTCAATTTCACCACCTTCAGCTGCTTCTTCAGCTCCACCACCATCTGGTTCCATCTCCCCATATAATTTATCTATATTAGAAAATATACCAGTGTTCTTAATTATTGTAGCAGTTTGATTAAGTTCTTCACCAACAGCTTTTTCTATACGTTGTTGTTGTAAATCTAATTTAATTTCTTCATCTGAGAAACCAAGTATGTGTTTTTTACCCCAAGTTGCAGACACAGCTTGGATACCAGAACCTGGGTCCGTAACAGCATCTTTATAAAGTGTGATTTTTTCTTTCCACTGTTCTATTTTTAATAGTTCAGACTGTGTAGATGGGTTAGTTAATCCTAGTGTGAAGTTACCCAACTCATCTTCAAATCCTAACATATACAAATGTATAATCGCTATTTTATTTAATTCTTGAATAATTGATTTTTGTATTCTATTAATACTTCTAGCAAATCTAATATCTTGAATAGCTAAATTCTTACCTTCACCAACTACATCCTCAAATCCTAAAAAAGCTTTTGGTATTCTTAGTGCTGCTAATAATTTTTTCTGAATATATTCAATATCAGCAATTTCAGCTAAGTTTTGTGCTCCAGGTAATGTGTCTATTGGATTAGGTGCAGCTAAATCCCTAACCGGTATAAAGAAGTCTTGGTCAACCGCCATTTGGTTATAACGTAAATCAACATTACCAGTATCTCTATCAACTATTGGGTCTCTTTTAAATTTATTAGCTACACGTTGTACATAAGCTTCAACATCTTGGTCTTCCATATTACCAACATAAACTTTAAAAACTCTACGTTCTGGAGCTCTAGAAGTTCTATAGATTAACATCGCGTCTTCAGCTAATAAAAGTTGTTTCCAAATCCTTCTAGATTTTTCTAACATAGAAGTACCATAAGGTAATCTTCTATCATCAGCTAATAATCTGAAATGAGCAACTTCCCATGTATTGAACTCCATATTTTTATTTTTCCAAATAAACTTAACTTCACGTTCTTCCTTATCTCCAGTTCTTGTTTCAAACGTATTCATTCCTTTCTCAATACGCTCTATTTCTATATTAGGTAATTGACTAGCACCAACAATACCCCTTTCTGGGTCTATTTTAAGGTAAACAAAATTATCACCATATTTACATGTGTTCCTAACCCACATAGGTAAATTTGATTCTAAATCTAACACATTATTGAATAAATCACCAAGTATGGATTTTATTCTTTTAGATTCAGAATAAATGTTTAACATATAACCTCTTTCTGAAATTGTGCACGCTTCTTCTGAAATAATATCCAAAGCTGCTGATATTTCAGGTGTAAATTCCATAGATTCATAATCATAATATGAAGCCAATCTAGTAGGTTCATAATAAACTGCTTGTGAATAAAGTTGGGATTCTATTTTTTGCCATTGGTTGGCCAAATATTGACCTTGTTGTAATTCTAATTTAGTTCTTTCGTAATCAACCTTAGAAGTTGTTTTTAATATATCTTTTTTATCAAAGTTATATGACCTTTTAGGTGACTGAGGCCCCTCAGCACCAAAAAGATTGTTTAATCTTTGAAATATCGTCATTCTATTTTGTTCTGCCATAACTATATAATTTTACAACATTTTTTTTTCTAGTAAACCTTTAAACAACATAATCACAATCAACATATGCTGCCTCTGTAGGTACCCCTTTATTTTCTTTACACACACCACCATAAACATAAGTAACACAATTGTCTACAGTAACACCATCACAAGTTTGACAGCAAATAACATCTTCTGGTTCTTTAGGTGCTAGATTACTGTTTTTGGTCATAAATTCAGTAGGTGTAGGTTTCCACGAATATACTGTAGTACCTAAAACTTGTCTTAGTAGTCTACCACTTCTGTATCTACCACTAAAACCAAATCCACTTTTTTTTATTATTGCCATTTTACTAAATTATTTTAATCCTGTATACATCCATAAATAGTCTTTAGGGTCATTAGAAGATGGTGGAAGTGGATTACTAGATGCTCTACTTGGTTTAAAAACAGGTTGACCTTGATTCGGTCTAAATTTTCTTTCATCACTTATCCACGCATCTAACATCGCTTTAGCTTGTTCCACATTCTTTTTTAATTGTGTAAATGAATTTTGTGCTACATAAAGTGCCATACCTAAAGACATAATTAAATCATCATGATGTCCTTTCATATGGTCTGGTCTACCATTTATATAAACAAAAGTTTTTAATTCATTAACCAATCTTTGTGACCTAATTTTAAATCCAGTTCTTAATTGTTCTTCTAAAGCTTGTACTATTTGAGCTCTTTTACTATTAAAGTTTATACCTGGTGTTTTAGTATCTGGATTGAATTTCCACATTTCTTCAGCTTTAACACCATCATAATAAAAATCTTTATAACCTAATTCTAACATTTTTCTAGATGTAGCTACTCCCATACCACCAGTAATATCAATAACCACAAAACAACTATACTTTTTAGCCCATTTATTAGCTAAATCCGCAACAATATCTGGTGGTATCTTACCCAAATATTCTACAACTTGTTCTCTTTCATCAAAATCTATAATGATAAAACCACTAGAATCTTCACTATCACCCCTAGAAACATCTATACCCATAATATATTTGTGACCAGGTACTGGTTCTTTCCAAACCCATAAACCATTACCAACCCACTTTTCTATTGGTTCACAAATATGTTCTTGTATTTGTTCCATAGTTGTACTATTGATAACGTTGTCACCCGAACCTAAGAACGCACACTCTAACTCTTGTGATATCTTTCGTCTATCAAACTTTAATTTTTTACACATAGACTCAAACCAACTAGAAAAAGGTTTATAACCCATGTCTAAATAAGTTTGATATTCATCTTGTTTTAAATTATATGTTATATCTTCTTCTTTATACTCATCTCTATTTAATAAGAAATGTACAATATCTTTAGTTTTAACCCAACCCAAATCTTTTGTAAATCTAGGGTCATAATACCAACTAAGATAACTTATTTTAAAATTATTTAATCCTCTAATTGATTGGTCAAATACTTCATAATAAATTTGGTCAAACCCATTTGGTGTAGATATTACTATTACTTTACCACCTGTAGCTAAAGATGCCATACAAGCAGCCCATAAATCACCACCAGATTCTATATATGCAGCTTCATCAAAAACTAATATAGTGGGAGTGTAACCCCTAAGAGCATCTACTGAAGTAGCGACTGCTTTAACTTCAGAACCATTATTTAATTTATAATGTTTTTGTGAATTTTTATCTTTATCAAAACCAACATTAATCCAATCAGGCCATTGTCTTAAAAAACCTTTAATTTTATTTGCCATTTCTGTAGCTGTATCTAACTTATTTGCTAGAATCAAAATCTTTTCTGGAGATTCTTTTGAGGCAAATTGTAGTTTTTTTGATATCCATCCTGCTGTTGCTGTTGATACACCAGCTTGTCTGTATTTTAAAACTATATTATCAGAGTAATTTTCAAAGTCCTCAATCATTTCCTTTTGTTCTGGAAATAACACAAAAGGAACATGTTTTTGTTGAGTATTGTCGTATGTTTGCAAATATGTTTTAAGTGCGTATGGTGTGTTACCATGGCACTTAACATATTCTTGTATGAGTTCTTGTTTAGTCATTCCCATACTTATAAATATTTAAAATGTATTTTACTAAGATTTTGATTGGTTTCTAAGGAATTCTAATTCACCTTTTGATAAAGATGACATACCACTTCTACCAATTTTATCTAATATATCGTCAATATTATATTCTTTACCACCATCATTTTTTGGTAAATCTAGAGTACCTAATACGTCACCACCATCATCATACATAGTGTCACCTTCATCATCATAATATTCATCCTCATAAGATTCTTCATTTAGTTGAGCTATGATATCATTAACCATCCTTTCTAATTCTTCTTTCCCTTCTTCTCCACCACTTAGAATTTTTTTAGCTAATCTAAACATGTCTTTAGCATCCATACTAGCAAACTCACTAAATAAATAATTTTGAATTTCTCTTTTATCGTCTTGTAATAATTCATGTGGATATGACTCTCTAAATTTTTCCCAAATAACTGGACCTAATCTTAAATCCCAAACTTCAGCAACTAAAGTATCTTCAGAATCCATAACTCTTTGAGCTTTATTTGGGTCGTCTGGTAATCCCTGAGTTGCCAATACCTCCATAACACCTTTAACTAACTCGTGAACTAATACTGGGAAAGTTATACCTCTAGCAATAACAGTTGGTGGGTCAGTGTCTGGGTCAACTTCTTCTTTACCAGCCATACTACTTCCACTCTGTGCCATCATCATTGTTGTTTGGTCTGGCATAATCCAATAAACCAAATCATTTATTGACATCATAACCCCATATAAATTAATTAGATTTGGGTCGATATTATTTAATTCATCCTCAACTAAATGAAACATGTAATGTCCTTTTTTAGAAGCTCCTTGTATTAATTGGTTTAAAAACCGTCTTTTTTGTTTCTCCAAATCAAAATCTTCGAATTCTTCCATAGCCTCTTCTTCAGAGTCCATTTGTTGTTCTTGTGATTGGCCCTGCATTCCAGACATATCTATCTGACCCATGCCGACAATTTTAGCGTCAAATTGTAAAGCGTCTTCTGGAATTGCCATTTCCTCTCTAACTATTTTAACAGCTAATTCTTCTAATTCTTCTTTATGTTGTGATTCTAATTGTAATATTCTTTGTGTTGCCGCCATCATCATTTGTTGTAATTGCATGAATGATTGTGGGGTAACATTTCTTAATCCAGTATAAGTTTTAACTTTATCAACAACAGACTTAAACCTTTCAGAAGCTACTAATTCCTCAAATTTACTAGGAATCCCACTTGGGTCTACAGATGGAAACGCTTCTGAACCAGCACCTGGAAATTCACCAGATTCAATTTTTCTCTGAATACTAGGGTCCATTCTTTCTGGTCTATCACCATAATCTATTGGTGCTTCACGTAAATTTTTTTTAAATCTTTGTATTCTTTTTTTATTCCACATATTAGTTGTACTCATCTTAGTTATTTTATTTACGAGCTTTAGGTTTTGGTCTATGTTTTGGTTTATATGGTGACTTTCTACCTGGTTTTTTAGTCGGTGTAGGTGTCTTAGTTGGTGCTGGTTTTGTTGTAGTATTTACAAATAAACTATCAAAGTCCAACCATGAAGGTAATTCATATTTAGCATCTTCAACATCATTATCAATCACTTCAACGTCATTATCTACCATTTCAACATCTTTTGTTTTTACAGCGATTTCATTTAAAGTTTTCAAAAATTGTGATTTAGTCATATAAGGTCTTTCATATTTTTCTACTAAATTCAATAACCACTGTTCTGTAATTCTTTGTTCATTTTTTTCTAAAGGTAAATTTTCTGGATTAGGTGTGCTTGTAAAATCTTCAATTTGTTTCATAGTCATTTCTTTTGCTGCTTTACGAACAGCATTATCATTTCTTCCATCACCACATTTTTTATATTTACTTTTTTTACAATCTCTAACTAACTGATAAAAATTATATTGTTTTTTAGAAACAGCTACTTCAAGTAATTGTTTTTTGGTTAAATAACGTTCAAACATTCCCATCCCATCATTAGCTTTTGAATTATTATCTGGTCCTACTTGTGGTGCATCTTGGTCTGTATCCATACCATCATCATCTTTTTGTGTACGAACTAATTCATCGTCTTCGTGTAAACCACTACTATGACCTCTTGGTCCTCCTGATTTAAAATGATAAGCTGGTCTTGGGTCAACTTCTCTTGCTCCATATTCATTCATTTCACCAGCAAATCCACCTTCATCCCAACCATTACCACCGTAAGAATCTGTTGGTCCATAAGAGTCAAAACCTCTAGCGTCTGGATTATTAAATGATGGTGTATCTAAGTAATCAGCGTTTCTACTATACCTTCCAGCGTCACCTTTCATTCCACTACGAACAAATCTTCCTTTATTATCTGTAGAATAATAAGAGTCCATAGGACCTTGTGAATCATCAAAACCTCCAGCGTATGGGTTGTAAAATGATGTGTCATCAAAATCACCAGCACCCATATCCATAATTTCTTCATCTAATTCACCATCTTCCAATACTTGAACTTCTTTACCACCTTTCATATAAGTTTGTATGGGTTCATTAAATTTAGTTAATTCTTTTTCTTCACTCATTTCAGTTACTTTTGCAGTATCTCCTGTTGTATCAATTTCTACATTTCCAGCATTATCTACATCAGATGTAACTTTTTCTATAAAAGATTCTTTTTCTCCAGGATTTTTTAAATCATAAGTTGTAGTGGTTGACTGAGTTGTTGTTTGTTCACCCAAAACTTTACTACTCAAAGCTTGTAACTGTCTGTCATCAAACTTTAAAAGGGTTTCAATATTGAACCCTTCTTTAACTAATTTAGATAGTGTGTCTATTTTATTAAATTTTTTCATGTTTTTCTGTTTCATTTGTAGTTAAAATTAAATCTCTAGAATATAATTTGTCAGTAACAGATTCTATAGTTTCACCAAATCTAAAAACTAATCTAGAACTATCCATATTTTCTTCATCATATTTTTCCCAACCTAAAGCAATGACATCATCAATAGCGTCAGTAAATGAAAAATAATCAGAATTTTGAACTAATTCAAATTCTAAACCTTCTTTTGAAAGTACACCGACTTTTTCAATGTACTCAATATCAGGTGGTAGTGGTTTTCCAAGTGCTGGGACAGAATCCCAATCTGGTCCCCAAATATCTGTTAAGTTTGAAGAAAATATAAATTCGTATACGTAGTTACCTCTAAAGTTAGAACCTAAACCATTAATGTATACTAATTTCATATTATATAATTCTACCAGTTGTTGATATTTCTACCAAATTATTATTTCTTTTAAAAACTAAACCACCTCTTTTATTTTTACCTATAAAATTAAATTCTCTATTTTCTTTTAAGAAATTTTTAGTTGTAATTTCTTGTTCATAAGAACTAAAAGAAGATTCCAATAATCTATTTCTTTTTATTTGATTAACACTTTCTTTTAAAAAATTATCTTTAAATGAGTTAATTCTTTGTTTTCTTTTTTGTTCTTGTAATCTTTTTTGTTTCTTTTCTCTAGGTGTAAGTTCAAAGTATTTTTTAAGTGTTTTACCAACGAAACTTTCATTGAAAATGTCAGCTACAGCATCAATAGCGTCAACATCCTCAACTTCTCCACTAAAATTTAATGTATCTTCTTCATTAACATCTATATCTGTTTTAATAGTTACTGGATGCATTTTACCACTTCCTTTAGGAAATTCAAATACTTTTTTACCTTTGTCTCTAGCTTCATCTGCAGCTAATACAAAAGCATTTTCGTCCATTTCTTTTTCTTCGTTGAATACTCTATCCGCAGCTCTTTGTCCAAATCCAATTGCCGCCATTCTAGCTAGTGCTCCTAAATTTTCATTAGTTTCTTCTTCATAATCATCACCCATCATTTCTTCAGCCAATTCTGTTTCTAAATCTAATTCTTCATCACCCATATCTAATTCTTCTTCACCAGATAAATCAACATCAAATTCTCCTTCTTCAGTATAATCAACATCTTCATCTTCAAATTTACTTACAATTTCATCTCTATCATCTGTAGTTAACTTTTCTAAATCTACAGCAGATATAACTGAATTAAGTACGTATTTAATAATGTCAGCTGTCATTTCTGGTTCTGATAATTCTCTTAACTTTTGACCTAACTTTCCAGTTAATTTTTGTATAGCTTTTGTTGCATCATCATCATCTTCAGACATTTCACCTTCTACTTCAGTGTCCATTTCAATTTCAGTATCACCACCCATGTCAAAATCGGTATCAACATCTAATTCTTCATCACCAGTTCCTAAATCCATAGTATCTGAAATACTTAAATCCGTATCATCTTCTTCTGATTTTGGTTGTTTAAGTACAAATTTTTTATCTTCCTCTTGTTCCCCAATTAAATTTAATTGTCTACCATTATTATAACTTTCATTAATAGGTTTCATTAATAAATTAAGTTTCTTTAAAGCTTCTGCATAAGAATTGAATGTATATCTTGAATTGTTTCTCATACCATTAAGATATGTAAATCCTTTACTTCCTTCCTTTAAGATTAGGTATTGTGAATTTTCTCTGATAATTCCATACCTGTTTCCGTCAGCTGCTTTTATACTATACTCTAATGAAGCTGTTTTATGGTCTTTGGTTTTTTTTGTAATACCATAATTAGCTATTTCCATTATTCTTTGGAGTTTTTTATCTAATGGAAGTTTTTCACTCCCTATTGGTTTTAAATCTGCCATTTTTTGTTATTTTAATTCTTTTTTTATTTTAACTTTGTAAATAACCCATACCGATTAATGTATAAGGGCTAGATGGGTTTATTGTGTTTCCACTGTATGTTGCTCTTTGTGCGTTACCGTCTGGGTCTAAACAAGTTCTACAATCACAAGTAAAACAAGCGTTTGTTAATGTACCACCGATATTCTTTATTACTATATCTAAAGAATTACCATCAGTAATGTTAACTGTAGCTCCGTTTATAGTTAAACCACTTACATTACCACCAGTAGCAACAACAGAAGTACAAGTTTTACCTGTTAAATCACCACCACCATTTAAAAACGGTTGTATTCCCGTTCCACAATACAATTCTTCTCCAAAAGATAATCCAGCGTAATTTGCCATAATAAATTTATTTTTTTATATAAATATTAACTCCAATAGAAAAAAAACTATTCTAATCCAAACTTAGAGTCAAATCAAGTACTTTATTTTTTAAATCAAATAGTTTTTTAATATAACCACTTCTTCTTAAAAATTTAAAGGTTAGATTCTCGTCAGAATACTCACCCCCTTCTTCTAACCCACTACTTCTAAATTTTTTAAGTTTTGTTTTAATTTTTTCTATTAATTCTAATATTTCATTTGGTGATTTTTGATATGCTTCATGATGAATGGAATCAATTATTTCCATCCACCCTTGTGATTTTTCTAATATTTTATCAACATCTACTTCTATTTTAGTTTTACTAGGTTCTACAATCCATTCATTGTATAATACAGAATAAACACCAGTAGAATGGTGTACTTCATCTATATCTTGAGCATATACCTCAACCTCATAACCCTTAACTTCGATATCATGTGAAGCGTTCCAAAGATTTTTTTTAGTATTTAATATATTTTTAACTAAATCCACATTTTCATCAATTGATTCATAATCAATTAATAAATGTAAATCTATATCTGAAAATTTAGACCAATTATAATTACAAATACTTCCAGTTATTGTAATATCAGCAATATCACATTGTTTAGTGTCAACGTCACAATCTAAATTATCAATATCTATGAAATCCAAGAAATCATTAGCTATAAGCAAAAGTTTATCCCGAACTTCTTTTCTTAGAACATAATTTTTATTTTTGTCTAAGGTCCAAATTTCGGGATTTAAACTTTTTTTCTGATTAAAACTTTTTAAAATTCTATCCGCTAGATTCATACCTATAAATACTTCACTTTAACGTAAGTTAATCAAGTAATTTATATTTGTACTTTTTTGTTATCTCTTTATTGAAATAAACACCTTGGCTTTTAGCTATTCTTAATCCAGCAGCTACATCATCGGGAACATCTTCGTACTCGTATTTTCTGCCACCATTAAACTCAATTATGAGTAATTTGGTTTTTTTATTATAAATCGAACCTTTTATATTTGATGATTTATATTGATTGATAATTCTATCACCGCTGTATACTTCTGATAATACTCCCATATTATTTCACCTCCTCAAATTCTACATCCGTAGTTTCTTCTTGATTATTCTCAGTATTTTGAGTTCCTTCTGTTTGTTGATATAATTTAGTTGAGATTGTCTGCCATTCCTTATTTAAATTTTCCAACAACATTGACATATTATCCATGTCTTCATTTTTGTGAGCTTCTTTAAGTTCATCCAAACACTTATTTAGTTTAGTTGTGTCATCTTCATTTAATTTATCACCAAACTCTTTCATCTGTTTTTCAGTTTGGAAAATCATAGTATCAACTTCATTCAACTTTTGAATTTTGTTTTTCTTTTCTTCATCTTTAGCTGAATTTTCTTTTGCTTCCATTTTCATTCTTTCTATTTCTTCATCAGATAAACTACTTCCAGACTCAATCTTAATTTTCTGTGATTTTCCTGTTCCTTTATCATTTGCACTTACATTTATAATACCATTAGCATCAATGTCGAAAGTTACTTCAATTTGTGGAATACCTCTAGGGGCTGGTGGAATGTCTGTTAATTGGAATCTTCCTAATGTTCTGTTATCTACAGCCATTGCACGTTCTCCTTGTAATACGTGAATATCTACTGATGGTTGATTATCCGAAGCTGTGGAAAATACTTGTGACTTAGACGCTGGTATTGTAGTATTAGCATCAATTAATTTAGTCATAACACCACCCATAGTTTCGATACCTAAAGATAATGGTGTAACATCTAATAAGACAACATCATTTATATCACCAGATAAAACTCCTCCTTGAATTGCAGCTCCCATAGCAACTACCTCATCTGGATTAACACCTTTAGATGGTTTTTTATTAAAGAATTTTTCTACAGATTCTTGAATGATTGGTATTCTAGTTGACCCTCCAACCAAAATAACATCATCAATATCGTTTATTGTTAATTTAGCATCTTTAAGTGCTTTTTCACATGGTTTAATACTTCTATCAACCAAATCTTTAACCATAGATTCAAATTTAGAACGTGATAAGGTAAGAACCAAATGTTTAGGTCCTGTAGAATCAGCAGTTAAGTAAGGTAGATTAATCTCAGTACTTGGGGATGAGGACAATTCTACTTTTGCTTTTTCAGAAGCCTCTTTAATTCTTTGTAATGCCATAGTATCTTTACTAATATCAATACCATTTTGTGATTTAAATTCATCCATAACCCAGTCCATTATGGTTTCATCAAAATTATCACCACCTAAGTGAGTATCACCGTTTGTGGACAAAACTTCAAATACACCATCTCCAATTTCCAGAACTGACACATCAAAAGTTCCACCACCCAAGTCATAAACAACAACTTTTTTATCCTTATCATCTTCTAAACCATAAGCTAATGAAGCTGCGGTTGGTTCATTAATAATTCTTAAGACATTTAATCCTGCAATTTCTCCAGCTTCCTTAGTAGCATTTCTTTGTGAATCATTAAAGTAAGCTGGTACTGTAATTACTGCATCTGTAACTGTTTCACCTAAATACTCTTCAGCTGTTTTCTTTAGATTTTGTAATACAACAGCAGAAATTTCTTGTGGAACATACTTAGTATCTTCTATTTCTATACCAATACCATCATTGTCTATTTTTGATACTTTATAAGGCATTTTAGTAGCTTCTTTTTTAATTTCTGAGTACTTACTACCCATAAATCTTTTTACAGAGTATATTGTTTTTTCTGGATTAGTTACAGCTTGCCTTTTAGCTGGGTCACCAACTAATCTTTCTCCTTTATTTTTAAAAGCTACAATAGATGGTGTTGTTCTTTGACCTTCACCATTAACGATAACTTTAGGTTCGTTGCCTTCTACTACAGCAACACATGAATTTGTGGTTCCTAAATCTATTCCGATTACTTTTCCCATTTGTTTAATTTTATTTATATTTATTTGTTTATTTATGAGAAATATATTAATATTTTTCTCGTAAATCAAGTATTCAAATAATATACCATGACAAAAATACTGACATTATGTCATATCGTATTGTCAAAAAGACAAGGGTTGATTATTGGGATTATTATTGATATGATTTTAATTAACTAAAAATATTTAAATATGCCTATGAAATTAGAAGGAAGTTTCGCTGATTTTGAATCTGACGAAAACAAAAGTAAAACAAGAAAAGAAAAAACGTCTATTAAAAGTAGAACACCAGTTCTTGATAATTTTTCTAGAGATTTGATAAAATATGCGGAAGAAGGAAAGTTAGACCCAGTTGTTGGTAGAGGAGATGAAATAAATAGAATAGCTCAAATACTTTCTAGAAGAAAAAAGAATAACCCTGTATTAATAGGTGAACCAGGTTGTGGTAAAACCGCTTTAGTAGAAGGTTTAGCTATTAAAATAAATGAAGGTAGATGTCCTAGAAATCTTTTAGACAAAAGAATAATAGCTTTAGACTTAACTTCAATAGTAGCTGGAACAAAATACAGAGGTCAATTTGAAGAAAGAATGAAAGCTATTATTGATGAATTGAAGGACAATCCAAATATTATAATATTCATAGATGAAATTCATACAGTTGTTGGAACTGGTAACGCTTCTGGTTCTTTAGATGCTGCAAATATATTCAAACCAGCTTTGGCGAGGGGAGAAGTTCAATGTATCGGAGCTACCACCATAAATGAATACCGAGAAAATATTGAAAAAGATGGTGCTCTTGAAAGAAGATTTCAAAAAGTTGTAGTGGAACCAACAACAATGGAAGAAACATTACAAATTTTAAAGAACATTAAAGAAAAATACGAAGACCACCATAAAGTAAAATTTACTGAAGAGTCATTATCTACTTGTGTTATGTTAGCTGAACGTTACATAACAAATAGAGAATTTCCAGATAAAGCTATTGATATTATGGATGAAGTGGGAGCTAAAGTTCAAGTTGATATTGAATATCCTAAAGAAATTGAAGATTTAAGGTCTAAGTTAAGTGATTTAAAATTAGAAAAAGTTGAAGTTGTTAAATCACAAAAATATGAAAAAGCTGCTGAACTTAGAGATGAGGAGAAAAATGTAGTTAGAGAATTGGAAGATAGAAAGTTAGAATGGGAAATAGAAATGGAAAGTAGTAGAATAGATATTACAGAAAAAGACATATATGATGTAGTGTCCCAAATAACAAAAATTCCTTTATCTAAATTAGATGCTGATGAAACAAAAAGTCTGCTCACATTAGAAAAATCACTTAAAAAATTAGTAATTGGGCAAGATGAAGCTATACAAAAAATAGCTAGAGCTATTCGCAGAAATAGAGTTGGTATTCGTGAAGTTAAAAAACCTATTGGTTCATTTATGTTTTTAGGTTCTACTGGTGTAGGTAAGACTCATTTAGCTAAGCGATAGCTAAAGAAGTTTTTGGTAGTGAAGATGCTTTAATAAGATTAGACATGTCAGAATATAAAGAAAAATTTAATTCTACTAGATTAATTGGGTCTCCTCCAGGTTACGTAGGTTATAATGAAGGTGGTCAATTAACCGAAGCGGTTAGAAAAAAACCTTATTCTGTAATTCTTTTAGATGAAATAGAAAAAGCACACTCTGACATATATGACTTATTGTTACAAATATTTGATGATGGTCATATAACTGATAGTTTGGGTAGAAAAATTAATTTTAAAAACACTTTATTAATTATGACATCTAATGTTGGAGCAAAACAAGTTTCCGAATTTAATAGTCCTTTAGGGTTCTCAACAAAAGAAAGTGAATCAAGACTTGAGGAAAAAAGAGAAGCTATAATTAAAAAAGCACTTAAAAATACCTTTAGACCTGAATTTTTAAATAGAATAGACCAAACAGTTGTATTTAAACCTTTAGAAAAATCTACAGTCTCTAAAATTATCAAATTAGAAATAAAATCACTGCAAGATAGATTAGTTGAACAAAATTATGATATTTCATTTGACGATTCAATAACTAAATTTATTCTTAATGAAGGTTATGATGAAAAATTTGGAGCTAGACCAATTAAAAGAGCTATTCAAAATAAAATAGAAGATTTTATCTCTGAAAATATACTAAAAGGTGATATTTTAGAAAATATGAAATATAAAATTAGTGTTACTAAAGATAATGAAATTGTAATTAATACAATTTAATTAAAATTTTTCAAGGGAAGTTCTACGCCAACCGTCACTCCCTTTAATATAAAAATAATTATCGTCCCTAACCATAGTACCTACCCTACCAAATGAATCGTCTGTTGAGGTTGGGGTGTACTCTGGGACGATATTATTTTCTTTGATTAATTCTTGTATCGCTGAAATTAACCAAGGAATTAATTCTTTATATTCTACAGTTAAAGTACCACTACCATTAACTCTTTCTCTTACTATTTGTGGTATTACTTTTTCTACTTCTTGTGCTATTAAACCAAATACTTTACCTTCTCTTAATTTCATTTCTTCTTTCCACTCAAATGAAACTGGATTTAATAAAATGATTTTTTCTAAAGCGTTAGACAAAGTTTCCACATTATTTTTAAGGGATATATCTGAAGCTCCATCAATTATTAAACCATCACCATTAGTTTGTAAATCACTAACATTTGTAAGACCATCTATAATTAAATTTGGTACATATACTGTATTATCAGCAGTTGCTGTTATACCACTACTACCTATAACTGCACTATACAAACCACTAATAGTATTACCACTACCACCAAGTATCACAGAATAATGACCTGTATCAGCTACATTTGAATTAATACCTCCAAGAATTGCTGAATAATCACCATACGCTCCTAATCTCCCACCTGTATTATTTGTGAAATGAGTAAATGAAGTAACCCCACTAGCAACTGTACTACTACCACCAGCATGTGAGTAATCACCACTAGCTATTGTTCCATTACCTTCTGCATGTGAAGATTCACCACTAGCTATTGTTCCATTACCTTCTGCATGTGAATATTCACCACTAGCTATTGTACTTCTACCTTCAGCATGTGAAGCATCACTACTAGCTAGAGTATTATAACCTTCTGCGTGTGAATAATCACCACTAGCTGTTGTTTCACCACCTTCTGCGTGTGAATAAGTACCACTAGCAGTTGTTCCAGCACCTTCTGCGTGTGAATAAGCACCACTAGCAATTGTCCCACTACCTTCTGCATGTGAATAAGTACCACCAGCAATTGTACTTCTACCTTCAGCATGTGATGTAACACCACTAGCTACAGTATTAACACCTTCTGCGTGTGAATAAATTCCACTAGCTGTTGTTCCACTACCTTCAGTATGTGAATAATCACCACTAGCAATTGTTTCAAAACCTTCTGCATGTGAAACAAGACCACTAGCAATTGAATACCTGCCTTCTGCATGTGAATAATTACCACCAGCTACTGTAAAATTTCCTTCAGCATGTGATGTATTTCCACTAGCTACCGTACTAGCACCTTCTGCATGTGACTGTTTACCACTAGCTATTGTATCACCACCTTCAGCATGTGAATTAGCACCACTAGCTATTGTATTAAAACCTTCTGCGTGTGAACTATTACCACTAGCTAGAGTATTACCACCCTCAGCATGTGAATTAGGACCACTAGCAGTTGTTCCAGCACCTTCTGCATGTGAAGCAGCACTACTAGCTATAGTATCTTCACCTTCTGCATGTGATAAATCACCACTAGCAGTTGTATTACCACCTTCAGCATGTGAAGATTCACCACTAGCTATAGTACTTTCACCTTCTGCGTGTGAGTAATCACCACTAGCTGTTGTTGAACTACCTTCTGAATGTGAATTAGTACCACTAGCTATTGTTCCATTACCTTCTGCATGTGAAGCATTACCACTAGCTATAGTATTTTCACCTTCTGAATGTGAAGCTTCGCCACTAGATAGAGTTAAAATACCTTCAGCGTGTGAAGTGAGACCACTAGCTATAGTACTATCACCTTCTGCATGTGATAAAACACCACTAGCTATTGTTAGACTACCTTCTGCATGTGAAGCAATACCACTAGCTACTGATTCACTACCTTCTGCGTGTGAACCATCACCACTAGCAATTGTTAAACTACCTTCTGCATGTGAAACAAGACCACTAGCTACTGTTTCACTACCTTCTGCGTGTGAACCAATACCACTAGCAGTTGTTACAGCACCTTCTGCATGTGAAACATCACCACTAGCAATTGTTCCACCACCTTCTGCGTGTGAAGCAAGACCACTAGCTATTGTTTCACCACCTTCTGCATGTGAACCAAGACCACTAGCAATTGTAAAACCACCTTCTGCATGTGAAACAATACCACTAGCAGTTGTTCCACTACCTTCTGCGTGTGATGTAAATCCACTAGCAATTGTAAAAGCACCTTCTGCATGTGAATAATAGCCACTAGCAGTTGTTTGATAACCCATAGCTGTAGATAATAAACCACTCGCTGTAGAACCAACATGTTGTATATTATCATGTACTGTTATTGGTGAGCAACCATATAAATTGGTTATATATAAATCTGTTATACAATTACCAGAAGTGTTTCCAGTAAAAGAAGTTGCAGAACCATCAATAATTAAACTATTATTAGATAATGAAATGTTAACTCCATTTGTACCAGATAATGAATATAAATTAATAGTACCACTATTAGGATTAACATCCTTATCTCTAAACATACCTATACCATTACCCACATTTAAACATGTTGTATTATCAATTTTAGTATTTAAAATACTGAGATTACCATCTAATTGAACATGTGTTAATGGTGTGTTTTGTGAAGTCCTTAAATAAAATGGTATTGGTAAAGGCATAAACTATTTTTTATTATAAATACCTCTAAAAATAAAATAATACTAAAAAAGAATATTAGGATAACTATTTGGAATATGAACAAATTCATATTTTTTATTGCCTAGTTGATTTATCACTTTTAAACCCAAATTTATTGCGTTTTCAACATCTTCCACAATTACATACTCGTTTTTGGTGTGATAATTGTAATACCCTGCCGCAAAATTTAAACAAGGGAAATTAAATTTCTTCTTTAACATCATAGTATCAGTGTATGGATGATTTAACCATTTAGTAAAACCATGTTCTAAAATTATATCTTTAACAGAATTGAAAAATTTACTTTCTTCTTCATATAATTTAACTCCCATCAAAGTTTTACTCATAGTGTTATTTTCTGTAGAATCAAATTGAATTGCATACCCAACATTTTCAAAAAATTTTGGGTCAGCCTCTCTAGAACCGTTACATCCAGTTTCTTCAGCTACAGGTAAAAATATTTTACACACATCCACCATTTCCAATAATTGTAAACAAATGAAAACACCAGCTTTATCATCACCACCAATACCAGTAGGTAAACCAAACTCTGAATCATAAGCTTTTAAAGCTAATTTAAGTTCACCTTGTGCATTTGGTAATTCTTCTTCTACAACTTTCATATCAGTTAGTTGATGTACACTGTCTAAATGTGCAACTAAACAAGGGTAAGTGTTTGATTCACCTTTAGTGATATAAATACTCCCTAAATCATCTTGAAAATGACTAACACCATCAATTGAACTAATATACTCAATTACGTGTTTAATTAACTTATCTTCAGACCATGTATATGTTGGTACAGATAATAACTTTTTTAATTTATTTAATCTTTCTTTATCCATAAACTAAAGATAATAATAATATTTTAAAAAAAAAAATTAAATTATTTTTTTATTGAAAATTATTTTTTATATTTGTACTCTAATCAAAAATTAGATATTTAAGTTAAACAGATTATACTTATAATCTTAGTTCTTTGAAATATGGGGGTGAACTGGAATTGATTGGCGTAGATAGTCATACGGGGCACGCAGTGAGAGGTTTCCTATCACTTTAATCTATGGATACAATTTTTTAAATGGCGAAACATTCGCAAAACTTCAGGCTGTAGGTCTTCTACGAACTGAAGAAGTAGCTGTAGCGTAAGACGTGACAGTGAAACGGGTCGGTCAGGACATATACCTTTGAACAGAAGTCCGTTGTTGTGGTGAAAAAACGACTGAACCCAAAATCGAGTCGTCCATTGGTTGTCAAGTTTACGATGGTGAAGAACAAACTGACTATTTCGGAATATTGAGAATCAGTATTGACCTAAGCGTGTAGTCCTTTATGGATATTGCGAGCAAGACTCGGGTTCGAAACCCGACACCTCCACAAAATAAAAAAGGTTCCTAATGGAACCTTTTATTGTTTTCTATGTTTTTTAGGTTATCTTCCTAAATTTTGCATAAATTGAGTAAAATACTTTTTAGCAATATCATTCAAACCAGACGATACTGATTGACCAGAACTTTCTGGTGGCACTTCACCACCTTTTTCTTTTCTACCAGAACCCCACATTTCTTTGTTTTGTTCTTCCACATCATCTAAAGTATTTTGTACCTGAGTTTTTTTCTTACCTAAAGCACCACATAAAAAGTCTCTAACTTGAGATTCTAAGTCTTGATAGAATTCTGTGTTGTCACCTAAATTAGTAATCGAATTACCAAAAATTTGTTCGAAACCTCCAGACATACCAGTAATTGACCTATTAATTCTTCTTATACCATATTCCAAAATACCTTTAGTTAGGATTGGTGCTAAAAAATTACAATTCATTAATTTAGGTAAATCTGTGAATGGTACGTTACCCAAAGTGTTAGCCAAAACTTCTTTTAATTCACCATCTTTTATTCCCATAAAACCTAAAAGCCATCTATATAATCCTTCACGAATAGTTTCCCATATTGTCCCAAAAATTCCTTGGTTTTGAGACATTGTAAAAGCTGCTTGTTCATTTATTATTTTTTTGTTTTTTGTTAAATAAAGTGATAAATCATCAGTGCTTATACCATTTCTAGAAAGTTTGTTTATCTCTCTAGAGAAATTTTCAAAAACAAGTTCTGGAGAATTATTCTTATTTTTTCTTTCAAACCTATCTACCCATATATTTATTTTTCTTTCTTTTGATTCAGAAAGGGTAGTTCTCTCTTCATTTACTAGGTCTTCAATAAATGAAACTAATTCAGATTCTTTAAATTGTAATTTAGACATTATCTATTATTTTTATTTTCTTTTTTTATTTTTTAAGTCACCTTTTCCTGTTATACCATAACCGCTTTTAACACGTCTACTTTCTTTACCACTAAAATTATAAGCGTCATAACAATATTGTAGTACTTTGTATGTGTTAGGTCCACCAACCGTAGGTAACGCTTTAGATGCTGCACCTATAACAGCGATACACTCATTTTTAGTTGCTTTTGTATCGTTTATTCTTTCTAGATTTTCTAAACTTTCTTCAGCCTGTTTTTTACTACTATATCTACCAGCAAAATCTTGTATTTCTTCTTCAGCTGCAACATCTGGTTCAGGTACTACTGGAGTAGGTGTTTGTTGAGGTCTTGTTGGTCTTGTTGGTCTTGTAGGTGTTTGTTGAGGTTTAGTAGGTGTTGATGTTGTAGGTTCTGTTTCTGTAGTTGTTCTTACTTTGCTGATTTTATATTTATTATCTTCTTTACTATAATTAACAGTGTATTTTTGTTCTACGACTAATCTACTTTCTCCCAAGACTTCAGCCAAACCACTAACAGATTCTGTTAAAATTTCAAAATCTTTAACTCCCATAGCTAATGCTATTGCAGCTCCTTGTAAAGCTGTAGGTTTTCTACTAGCTATTGTTGGGTTATCTTGAAGTAATTCATCAAGATATTCATCAGCTGTCCCCTCTGGACCTTCAATGTCCATTAGATTTTCTCCAGTTTCATATATAGCACCATTAACATCAATATCTTTAGTTAACACCATGATATCTTCAGAAGCTTCTTCTTCATCTTTAGCCTTACCGAATACTTTAGCTAATTGAGCTTTGTCTTCTTCATCTGAAATTGTATATACGTTACCATCTGGAGTTTCAAAATAGTATTTATCATCAGAATTCTCAATATATTGAAATTGACCTAAATATTCTTCCTTACCAGCGTAGAAAACTATTGCCATAGTAGCGTTTCCAGCATTCATACCAACAAATAAATCTACAGTATTACCATCAAACAAACTTTTGAATTTTACTCTGTATGCTGGCATTCCTTCTGGTCTTTGAATTATTTTTTCAGTTTCACTTTTAATAATTCCTTCTAAATCTTTAGAATCATATATTTTTTTATCGTTAATTATTGTTATTGGTTTATCTCTCAATATGTTTACTATTGGTTGAAAATCTGATTCATTTAATTCCTCTAATAGATTTTCTAATAATGGTACATTATATTTTAATTGATATATTTTAGATAGATATGAACAATCACCTATTGTTCTAACAGCTTGGAAAGATTTGTATACATCTTCCTCCTCAGTACCAGCACCTTCAGTAGCTCCAAAAGTTAAGGTATCTATAATACCCTTACCAAAATATTTTTCACCACCTTCCATAGCGTTATAAAGTGCATCAGCGATTTGTATTATTTCATTTTCTGATTGGAAAGTTACTGTTATATCACTATCTGACTTATCTAGTTCGTTCAAACTATCGTAATATTCTGGTGAAAATGCCATAGATAAGAAATCATCTTCTGATGGTTGTTGTCCACTTGCCCAAGCTTCTTGACCTGCGACAACATCACCTGGAAGTGGTGAACTACCACCACCACTACCAAATTTACCAATTAAGGAAGCTCCCGTCCCCCAAGTAAGTAAAGCACCTAAACCTTTAGCTGCTTGTGCATTTACCAAACCTGGTATATTTTTACCTACAGCACCCAATTTACTACCAGATGCAATTTTAGAAGCCAAACCAGACTTTAAAGCTTTACCACTTGCGGTTTGTAGACCTTTGGTTGATACCCTTCCTAAACCTAATAAACTCTTACCCCAAGAAGGTAGTTTTGATAGTAGACCTCTACTTCCAAGAGCGGCACTACCTCTACCAATAGAAGCTAATCCTCTTACAGCCCAAGGAGCTATTCTTGCGAGTGCACCAACTAAAGGAGCCCATTCGTTTAGTAAATGTGGTTTTTTACTTTTAATATCCGATTCTGTAATTATTTTTAAATCATATTTACGATTTTTAATTTCTTTAGAATATAATCTTGATTCTTCTAAGGTAAAATCTTTATCATAATTATTCAAATGGTCAAATATCCTTAATTCTTCATTAAGTGATTTTTTATTTTTATTCATAGTTCTTTTTTTATTATAAATATTAATTTATTTAATAAAATTTTAGTTCATTATTTTAAAGCATCAACAAAATCACCTTGGTCTTGTTTATTCATACTATTAAAGAAATCCATCCCATCTTGTGAATTTAAAAATTCTTCAAATTTACTATTTAATTTATTTTCACCCATACCTTCTATTGCTGCAGCACCAACACCAGTACCCATAAGATAATTTATAAATTTACTATATAATTTTGTTCTATTTAGTAGTCCTTTTCTTTGCATTCTAGTCAACAAACCACCACTTTGTCTAAACACTTTGATTTTACCAGTTTGTTTCGCTGCTTGTGTAAATAGATTAAGATAAGTTTTAGCATCTTTTGAGAAATTTTTGAATCCTGGTATTTTACTTATTTTACCTAATATATTCCCTAAGAAATTTTGTGTTGTTGGATTTTTCATAGTTTCTAACACCGCTTTACCAGCTTTTGTTTTTCCCATTTCAGCAGTTATCTTGGATGCATTACCACTTTTTAATCCAGCATTAATTATTTTTGTGTTGATTTTACCACTTTTCATTATGACAATAAATGGTTTAGCTATAGCATCTCCAACATAAGGAACTAAGGATATCAAACTTAATATACCATATAAAATATCACCTTGTCTAAAATATGAAACAGCATTAATGGCATCAGCAACACCAGTTGGGTCTACAACACCAACAAAATCAAGAAATGTGTTGTACCATTTACTTTCATTTAATAAATCTATATCAACTTCATCATCATCATATTCTTCATAATCTTCATCTTCCCATAATGGATTAGCTTTACCTCTACTGATAGAATAAGTGTCAGCCCATTTACCAATACTACCTGCTGGATTAGCGGGTCCTCTAGTTAAACCACTTTCCCAAGTCTTAGCACCAGTAGTACCACCACCTTCACTACCTTCTTCTTGTTCGTTAATCATTGTTTTAATGATTGTAATTAATTCAGTTTCTGTTACTTTTACTTTTTTCATTATTAACTATTCATTTTAACGTCTACACTAACCACAACATTAACTTTACCATCGTTAGTTTTCCACTTCCAAGTCTTTTTTAGTTTATCATCTTCTAAATTTTCTGTAGTACTTTTATTTCTTAAACTAAAAGCACCTTTAGTAGCTTCTAAATGACCAACAATATCATTAAAGGTTTTTTTCGCTATTGGATTAGCATTAGCATCTGTGGATTTAGGTTTAGTTTTATTTTTCATCGAAGAAGTTCCTTTTTTTTCTTCCAATTCATAACCTAATGTTAAATTTTCTATTATTGAAACTAATTCTGATTCCGTAAGTCTTATTACTTTTTTCATCTACTTATTTTTTTGTTTATCCATTCTTTTATATATTGTTTTGAGATAGTGTTAATTTTTTTATTGATTGTTGAAGTTAAATAATCTTCATCATCCGACATTTGACAAATAGCTTCTTCAATTAATTGTTCTTTAAAACCTCCTTTAATTAAATTATTTGCTTCTGTTAAATTAAAACCACCCCTATTATCATAAATAGTATCAAGAAAGGTAAATATATTTTTTTTAAGCCCTTCTTCTGTATAATGCAGTTTTCGTTTATTAACTATATCATTTACGATATGTTCTAGATATAAACTTAATTTAAACGAATTACCCATTTTAGAGTTTTCATATAAATATTTGTATATTACAGAATAATTGATTATATTTGACAAACTAAAGCAATATAAACACCATTAAAATTTAAAAAATTAAATATGTATAATAAAATTATTACTTATCTGTTATTAATAACACTAATTTTTAGTAGTTGTGAGAAATATGAATTGACTGAGGGTTACCCAACAATTGAGAATACTTTGTGGGTTTTAAATAGTGGTAATGTATATGTAGAAAATTTGACAAATGGTGAAATGGTATATTATAACCATTTTGATAATTCACAAGATATTTCTAATTTAGATATATTTGGTGGTTCACAAATAGACATTGATAACATTGAATTAGGTGTGACTACTTGGTATTTTAATGATGGTATATTTGTTTTAAATAATGGGAACACTTACGAATATAATAGTAGTGGTAGTGGTGTTGCAAAAAATTATACATTATTAGGTATACCACCATATGGGTCTGTTAGACACTTAGGTGTAATTTATCTAGATGAAAACATTTTACAAGTTAAAATATATGAATCTAATGAATCTTATGATGGTGATAATTACCATTATTATACAGTATTAACATTTGTTAGAGATGGTTATAGTTGTAATGATTGTGATTTTGAAAGTAGATTAGATTATACTTTTGGTGGTACCATCACTATAAATATTGAAGATATTCCAGGTCATTTACAATTAAGTGGTACTACTTGGGTGATAACTCGTTATGATAACGGTACAACACCTTATTATCCAAACGATACCATTAATTTCATAAGTGGTGTAGCATATTCAATAAATGGTTTAAATACTAACACTTATTCATTATCTAACAATGTCGGTAATAACCTATATAACTTAACACTTTACGAATGTATTACTATTGGTGGTAATTATTCTGGTCAAGTATCTTTAAGTTCTATAATTGATGGTGAATTAAATAATATTGTGATGAATGGTATTTTTGGGACAAACAATTCAATTAATTTATGGATGGAAAAGATAAATTAATCTTCTGAATGATAATATCCGTCTAGTGTACCATCATTCAAATTATAAATATCTTCCAACTTATCCTTACATAGTTGTACAGTATCCCAATCTTTATCGTTGATTGCTTCATCCAACAATTCAATTATTTCATATATATCCATGATATTTTTTATTTTGACGATAAGTATTTATAATATATCAAAAAGACGTTTACTCTATTAAAAAAATTAATATTTTTATGTTATGGGAAAAAAAGATTTAAAGTTACAACATAAAGATTTACAGATAGACATAATTGACTTATTGTCTGAACTAGACCCTTCAAAAACAAATAAATTTTTAATTTTATTAATTAAAAAATTTAAAGAAGAAATAACTAGTTTTAAAAGTCATATTAAAGAGGAATTAAAATACGTTATCGGTTCAGAAAATTTAAAAGCTTTAAAAGATTTTAACACACATTTAGAAAATAATCGAACTAAAATTAAAGATATTTCACTTTTAAATGATTTTGCTGATTTACACGAACAATTAGTATTTGCTGAAATTAAATTAAAGAAAAATGATTTAAAAAAAGAAATAAAAATAATTTACAAAGATGATGAATGGTTAATATTAAAACCATTAAGTTATGAATCATCTAAAATATATGGTGCAGGTACAAAATGGTGTACAAGTAGTAGAAATGAAAATACTCCATTTTATAGATATTCAAACGATGGTATATTGTTGTATGTGATAAAATTAGGTACAAATGAAAAATTTGGTGTTCATTGGTACTTAGAAAAAGAAAAAGGTGTCGAAATGAGTTGGTGGGATTCAGAGGATAGAAAAGTAGATTCTATGACTTTAAAATTACCATCTAAGATAACTCAAATAGTTTTAGACCATTTTTTAGAACATAAAAAACCTAATTCTTATTATTTTAAAGGTATTGATAAAGAAAATTGTGAAAGAATAGTAAACAATGATGGTGGAGAATATCCTACTCCTTATACTCCTACTATAGAGGATACGGTTATTGATGATAGTATAATTGGTGACAATATTTATAGGTCTAATAGAATTTATGAACAACCTATTTGGACTATTTATAATGGTGATAATAATACTACCACAACTTATGATGTCGATTCTTTGGTAAACAAAACTTTAGAATATACGTATTCTTTACAAGCTATGAAAAAAAGTTTAGAAGATTTAAATATTCCAGAATAAACTATATGTAGATTCTTTAATCTGTTTTGAATTGATTGGTGGTGAATTAAATACCATATATTCATTCTTATCCATATGTGTCGGTTCTTGACCTTCGTTCTTAAATATAAATACCGTATTATTATCATCTTTAGATGGACCAAATAATAAGTGAGTAACACTTAAAGGGTATTTTTTTAACCAAGCGGATTTAACCCACCATTTACCATCTTTTTCATTTACATCATTAGAATTAGATAAAGGTTTAACTTGAACATTCATTTTTTCACCACTTTTTTTATCAATCATCATTATATCTGACCCTTCTAATGCGTCTTTATAAATTCCAGGTTCACCACCATAAATAATATCCCAACCATCATATAAATCGATTAAAAATTTAGCAGCTTTTTGTTCATTTTCATTTCCACGTTTCCAAGAAGATTGATTTACTTTTACCATTTCTTTAAAGGTTGGTGTGTCAAAACCAAAAATATTATATTTTTCATCATCCACCCATTTTATAAATTCGTCTATATTAAATCTACAATTATCAGATTTAGGTTGTTTAGTGTCTGAATTTACAAAGTTTTCAAATTCTTTTAATAATATTTTTCTAACTAATGGGTTAGTTGAAAAGAAATTTATTATTGACCAACCATGATTTGTTCCATAAGCATCAGTTCCAGGTAAATTAATAAATCCATTTTTAATGTGTTTAGTTGTAGGTAATCCTGTTGGGGCAATATATTCACTATAAACCTCTTTTAAACTATCTAAAATAACCTTAAATAATCTTTTTTTCCATGAAGTATTAGACCAATACTTTGGGTTTAGAACCCAACTAAAATCACACTTATTTTCACCAGACTTAGACGTTAAATTATCTCTAAAAAGTAAATCTATTTCTTGTTTTGTATTACTATTGTAATTAATTTGTAACCCACCATATTTACCTTTTGTAACTTCACTAGCATCTATGTTTATTTGTGGATAATCTTTATCATTTGGACCTATTAATATTATTTTTTCAGATTCTGGTAATTTAAAATCTTTAGTTTTAAAGTAAATGTACCCTTTACCACCATAAAATTTAGGTTCACTAAAACTAGTATAATTTATTTCTTGTACATCACCTTCATTTAATAATGTGGATTCACTCAATATTTCATCACTACCAACAATTCTATAAGCGTCTATAGATGGATATAATGGTATGTTTTTATATATTTTTTTATCATCATCTATAATCCATTTCACTAAAATTCTATCTTCCCATGGGTCTTTATCAAAACCAACAACTATACCTTTTGTAGCGATAGGAACTGGATTGTAAGAGTCTTCCATGTGCAATAGTTGTATTATGTCACCAACAGATACTTTTGGATTAATTTTATTATTTTCATCTAATTGTGTACGTGAACGTGATTGAGCTTTTTTAAGATAAGGACCAAATAAAATAAAACGATATAATCTTCTTGCTAATTCTTTAAATATTTTGTTAACATTATCAAGACCCATATCTAAATTATTTTCTTGCATGAAATTTAAAGTCATTCTCGTCATAGCTTCTCTAACTTCTTGTCTCACAGACCAAAGATAAGGTAATGGGTCTTCTTGTTTTTTAAAATATTCGTTATAGTTTGGTGGCCAAGAATTATTTTCGGTTGCCCACTGCATTATCTCAGACGCGTACTCACCTTTAAACATTGTTTCTGGGTCAGTTAAAAATGGTGATAAATTAGTTGTTATTGGATTATACTTAGACCATTGACGTAAACCCTCAACAAAATCAGATAAAAGTATAGAATCTGGTCCTTTCATTATTTTAACCAAATCTATATTATCTAAAAGAAATTTAACCTGTTGGTCATCTTCTAATGCCTCTTGTAATAATTCATTAGTGTTTTCATAATCTACTATATTTCCTTCATCATCTACAACATTTCCTTCACCATCAACACTAAGACCTCTCCAAGTTTTTCCAAGTTCTAAAGGTTCGTATATTTCATCACCACAAGTGTGACACTTCACATAAAGTGGACTAATCCTCAAATATCTATGTTTATGTTTACACTTTGTTTTATTTACTAATGGTATTTTTTTTAATTTTTCACTACCAATTAAATCACCAACAGGTACCCCAAAATTCTCTAATTCCAACATAAAATCATACAATGTTTCATAAATATCTTGTAAACAGTTGAAATCATCCATAAATCTTCCTTCACAATTAGGGTCAATACCTTCCTCACCTTTATAACATCTAAAATCCATAACTAAATCGTATATTACTGAATAAAGTAACATACTACTTACCCAATCTAAATTAGTTCCTAAACTTAAAATCAATTTACCTTTTAATTTAGGAAAACTGTTAAGTGTGTCAGGATTAAGTAAACCTAATTTTGTACCTTCAGATACTACTTCGTCACTCAAAAATTCCAACGTATCCGAAAAATTGTCCTCGGGAGTAGAAAAACCCAACCTATATGTAGTTGGATGAAATGTCCGATAAGCTTTATTCCACAATTCTCTTCTCCATCTCGGCCAAAATTTTTCAATATAAAGTTCTAATAACTCTTTTTGTATTTTAGGTTTATATTCTTGCATACATTAATAAATATCATGTACTTATTTAAATAAAAATACTACCATTATTAATATGAATAAAGATATCTTACTTTTTATTTTATTTATATCTATTGGACAAATAAGTGTGTGGTTTCAATTAAATGGGCAATTTATTTGGAAGTGGTTTGAAAAAAATACTTTGTTATTGTCATTGTTAGGAATCCCAATCAGCTACTTTTTTATTGAGGCTACTAGGTTAGGTTATCGTGGTTTTAATGGACTTTTGTGGCCACAGAGATTTTTAGCGTTTAGTTTAGGTATAGTTGTATTCGCCTTTTGTACTTGGTTTTTTTTGGGTGAGAGTATCAGTAACAAAACATTTTTATCATTAGTGTTAGCATTTACACTTGTTTTGATTCAAATTTTTTGGAAATAAATTAAATTTTATACTTTTTAAGTGATATTTATAGATGTAACTAGTTAAATAAATTAAACTAAAAAAAAGGAGAGAAAGTATCTAAAAAAAAGGGACGAATAGTCCCTTTTTTTCTATAATGAGGAAAGTATAAAGTTTTACCCTATTAGGTAAGACAAAGATAAATATATTAAAAATTACGATAAGTCAATATTTTATAATATTTTTTAAGATTTTAATACTTCCACCCAAGATTTTTTATCTACACGATAGTAATATATATCACAAGAATAATATTTAAACTTAGCGAGACCTTTAACTAATAAACGTTTTAATTTTTCTTTTTTAGGGTCACCTAGTCTAAACCCTATAGTTAAAAATTTTTTTGTTGTATCCGTTGAAATATCTTTTTCGGTTGGTTTTTTAAGTCTTTCTATTAACTCATCTTTAGTCCCCGAAACCTTTAATCCATTTTTTCTACACTCTTCTTTTAATTCTTTTAATGTCATATACTTTCTTTATAATACAAAGATAAGTAAAAAAAATTAAACTACCAAATTAAACTCTTTAGAGACAGTATCCCAATTGACAACTTTCCAAAAATTCTTAATATATTTTTTACGATTAGACATGTAATTAAGATAGTAAGCGTGTTCCCAAACATCTAAACCCAATAAGGGTTTACCCAAATCACTCATCAATGGATTATCTTGATTAGGTGTAGTTACAACTTTTAGTTTACCATCTTTATATACCAACCAACACCATCCAGAACCAAAGACTTTAATAGCTTGTTCACTAAAAACCTTTTTTAATTTAGATAAACTACCAAAATCTTTGTCTATTTTTTTACTAAGTTCTAAAGATGGTTTAGTTGATTTTGGTGTAATGTAATCCCAAAATAAACTGTGATTGTAATATCCACCAGCGTTGTCTCTAACAAAAGTATTGTATTTATCTATATTTTTTATTATAGCTAAAATGTCAGTTGGAGGATTTTTTCTATGTGAAAAAGATTCATTTAATTTATCAGTATAACCTTTATAGTGTCTATTGTAATGTTCCCACATAGTTTCTGGACCAACAAATTCTTTTAAGTCACTATAATCATATGGTAACTTAACTCTTTTGAATAGTTCATTATTTTCTTCTAACAATAATTTATATTGTGATTCACTTATTACAATATTCATAATTTTTTAACTTTAACTATTAACTCACCACTACCTTTTATTACTCTATGGTATGTCTCTTTTGGTATATAAATAGTTTCTGTAAGTGATTTAGGTAATTCATTATCTAATTGTATCTCCCAATTTGTATCACCTACTGATTCAACTATTCGGTCTTCTTTATCTCTATGCCAAACTAATTCATCTTCTTTTATATCCTCAGAGAATATTCTAATATGATAACCGTTTTTTATATGTTCTTTAAAAGGGAAACTCATATCACCACCATGTGCCTCCTCCACTAAGTCCTAACGCTTTAGCGTAACGTGGGAGGCGACATGACCAATAACCTGCCTTACATTTATCATTATGTCGTCCTTCTGAACATCCATGTCTAGCGTTAAAAGATTTTTTAGCTTCAGGGTTATTTAATTTAGCTTTTAAACCACCCGAACCAAATCTAATTAATTTAATACCTCTTGGATTTGTATCTGTTTTCTTAGCACAACCAGCAACATAAACTTTATAGGCTTTGCCACCTGAAGAGTCTCTTTGTGGTGAACCAGATTTTTTACCTTTAAATTTATCTTCTTCTGTTAAATACTCAATGTCTTCCATTGGAATATCTAACCAAACTTTCTTATTTTCAAATATAGCTTTTTCACCTATATTTGTTTCAATTAATTCTTTATCTATAGAATTTAATTCAATATCACCATTATAATATAACTCTCTAGTTTCATTGATTAAATTAAAAAACCCCTCTGACCCCCATCTATAAATGTTTTCAACTAACGGAATATTATTATTTATATGATATTGTAAACCTTCAGATATAGATTCATTTTTAGAAGCTTTTTTACCCCAAGACTTTCCTTTAGTTTTTTTATATTTTTTACAAGCACTTGGAGTAGGTCTACAAGCTGGATATTTACTTCTTTTTTCACCTTCTTGTCTTCCACAAGATTTGTAACCACCTTTTCCGTCAGGTGAATTACAATCTACCCAACCTCCAGTACTACCTTTAGCGCCCTTTCTTTTGAACCAATCTCTTAAACTTGTTTCAGAACTAGGTTTTGAAGTTAGTTTTCTTTCATTTAATTTTTCACCTTCTTTTGACCTAGTTTTCTGATTCTTGCAAAATTGTTGCATGGTAAATCCTTTCGGGTTATCACAATTTTTTGCCCTTTTTTCTCTTTCTGATTTGGACCATTTTTCTTGGATTTCTTCTGATTCGTTGGTTGAATTACCCCAGTTCTTAGCACCTACTTTTCTACACTTAACTAAAGCACCCGATGCATAAGCAGAAGGCCAGACTTTATATCTACTTTTTACTTTGTAATAACACGCGTCTTTTTTCTTCTTACTTTTTTTTTTTGATTCGTCTAACTCTCTATCTATTTCATGTCCTTGACCTTGATTACCCATAATCCTTCTCAAAAGACCATTAAATTCATTCATTGGGTCAACTAATTGGTTTCTAACATAACTTAATTCAGACCTTAACCTATCTTGAACTATAATACCAGGTATTAATCTTGTAAGTATATCCATACCTTGTTTTAAATGTGTATGAGCCTCCAAAATTTGTTTAATTATAGACGATTCATCTTGCATACCAATAATAGGGTCATCATAACCACCAATTTCATTAATTAATGCTTTATATTGTTCTTCTGATAATTTAATTTTCATGCTAATTGTTTTCTATAATAATAAATATAAATTAATTACTCTTTTATTTTTTGTTATGATATTTTTAATTATCTTTGTGTTATCAATTAATAAAATAATACGAATAAATTGAAATCACTACCTAAAGAAATTACAAAAATAATCAAAAAAAAAGTATTCACACTTAACACCATAACTGAAGGTAGAAATGAAGGTGTGGATGTTAAAATTAGAATTCAAAGAATTGGTGTTTCGTGTGAAAAATGGCTTGATGAAAATCCAATAAATCGTTCTAGTTTTAATGAATTATATGTTAATCTTGTGGTTTCTGGTAAAATTACTCATAAAAATGGTTGGGGTAATCCTATAATTCTTTCACCTATAGAAGAGGTTGCTGTTGTTAAAAGAAACACTATTAATCTTTATAATATTGTGTGGGGTCGTGAACATAACAAAAAAATTAGAGACCATATACGTAATAATATTAAAAACGAAATCGCTAACTATTTAAAGTTGTTCGGAATATCTACACGTATAACGTGGAACAATGAAAGAAAAATTAAAATAAAAAATATTTCTTGGGGTAACGTTTAACGATTTTTCTTAACATACCCCAACCTTTCTTCAACCTTATTTACTTCTTCTACGAATTGGTGTAAAGACTCTTGGTTGATGTATCTATTTACTTCGTTCAAATGGTTAACCACTAAACCATGTCTATCATCTGATAATGCGTGGTTTTCTGGTTCCATATTTAATTGTCCTTTATCAGAACTTAAAGTAGCCCATTCATTTAATAAATCATTATCATCTACATCATCATCGTTACCAGGTTCAAACATTCTAACCAACGCTGAAAATTTTTCAGGGAAATAAGTTCTAAGATATATTCTTTTTGCATGGTCTACTAAACCTTCATAATCAGTTCGATACTCGTCCCAATCGTCCCAATAGAAATCAACTGCCGATTCAACTGCAGATTGGAACTCAGGAGAAAATGGACTTGGCATTGTATCAGGTTCTCCTAAATCTCGGTGTATTGATTGGTTGAAATAATATTGGTCTGAACTTCCCCATTCATTTAATTGTTTTTTATTAGATTCATTAAGTGAAGAATGTAATTTTCTAATTCTTGAAGTTTCAGCAGCAGAATTATTATAATGTACTGGATTGGCTCTTCTCATATTAAACTGATGACCTTCCCAACGTGGATGATTTAAATTCATGATTCTTTTTTTATAATAAATAGTGACAAAGTCTAAAAAATTATTTAATTTTGTTATAATGGATGCGTATATTGAAGTACAGATAAAGGAATATAGAAGAAAAGATGGGACATTTGTAAAAGCTCATACTAGAACTATTAAAAAAGGAAAAGAAAAAATTATATATATTAGAAGAAATAAAACTAACGACCCAAATCAACTGTCATTAAATTTAAGTGGAACAACTAAAATAAATTAAACATGAAAGAAAAAATTAAAAATAAAGAATATTACATAGAAGTAATTAATGAATTACAAAAACTTAAAAAAAATAACCCTAATGACTTCACTTTAGGAACTAAAGTTAGAGATTTTTTAAATTGTTTAATTAGTAATAATGAATATATTGAAAAAGAAAAAGGTCTTTAAACTAATACTATCTCAGCTTCACAGAAATTACAGAAATATTCACACGCTACTTCTTCATATTGTTCCCACATTTTGTACAATAACTCTAATTGTGTTTTATTAAAATTTTTATATCTAATTTCTTTATTTAAATATTTTTGTGGAAATAAATCAGTAATTTTAATAGATGAATTTTGTCCCAAATAAACAGTATAATTATCTACTATAGCATCCTTATCAATTAAAATTCTTATATTCCAACAAGACCAACCTGCATCTCCAAAACTTATTGATTCATCAAATTGGTAATCGTATGATATTGGCTCAATTTTAAAATTTATTGGTTTTTCTTCAAGTTGTGTTATTTCAGTAAATCCTTTAAGTTTAGCGAAATCAGTATTTTGTATCCCACCTTTCCATTCTAAAACTAGTAAAGGAAATACTATACCATATACATTATCAAAATAGTTTGCATCATAACCTGTAATATCAACACCAAATAATTTTAAATCATTTATATCTTGTTTACCTTTTTTATCCCACAATTTAAATAGACTTTTTTTTAATTTTGGAGTTATATACTCTAAAAAATATGGATGAGTATCAATTGTAGGATATCCGTCAGGTCCTATTTCTAAATTTTCATTTAAATTTTTTTGATTGTTTTTTAATAAGTCTAAAATTTCTAAATATTCTTTTGAATTTTTTAAATATTCTAACCCACCTAAAAATGGCATAACTTCACTTTGTGTTGATGGGAAGTTTGATACTTTATGTTGTAATTCAGATATTTTTTTATTGGTTGCTTTTTCTGTAAATCGTAAAACATCCTCCACATTAAACCCACCAAATAAATAAAGTAGAGTATAAAGTCTATTATCTAAATCTAAAGGTAGATTGTTAGATATTACATTAGTTCTTTTTTTTGATTCATTGATGTACAACATACTTATAAATATGTTATAATTGTGCATAAAAAAAGGGACTTAAGTCCCTTTTCTTTATTTTTTTAACCAACCTCTAATAATGTCCCAATTTTTGGTTAAAAATACACCGAAAGCTATACCAGCATAAATTTTATACCCAAAAACCCATAAACCTACACCAACACCTAGAGATACTAAAGCAGAAAAACCTTTGGTGTTAACCCACTTTTTTACTTTTGAAAATAATTGTTTTAATTTATCCATAATTTTTTATTAATTTCCTTTTCCTTTTAGGCCATAAGCTTTTTTAACTTTTTTGGAACCATCACCAATTTTTCCAAAATTGTAACTATTATAACATTGTTCTAATGTAGATGTGTCACTTACTCTAACACCTTTTTTAATACCAGCAGCGGCTGTAGCAATTAAATCCATACATTGTTCTTTAGTTGGTTGTTGACTAATTGCCTGTTCTAAATCTTTTACTTGGTTTTTTAAAGTTTCTGCATCAGATTTTTCTTTCTCAACAGTAACCATGTCTAATTTCTTTTCTTCTTGTTGTGTGACTTCTTCACCAGCAGCTTCACCAGTAGCTTTTGATTGACCACTTAACATATCAATTACAGCTTTGTTAAATACTTTTTCACCACCAACTTGGCCTACAGCGGTTTCAGTTTTAGGGCCAAACATACCATCTACTTTTAATTTAGGATTTACTTTGTTTGATTTATTTAATTCTTCTTGTGCTTTTTTAACTTCTTCACCTTTATCACCTTTTTTGAATTCACCTTTACCAGCAGCTATATCTGCATATGTCACATCTGTTCTAGTAAATGAACCACTAAGTCCACTTGTTCCCGAAGGACCACTTGTTCCTTTTGTAACCTCTTTACCAGCAACTTCAGATTTTGGAATTAATTTAATTGAACCGAAAGTTTGTTCAAAAATATATCTTGATTCAGACAAAGTTAATTCTTCATCATCAAGAGTAAGGTCACCTTCACATTCTATAGTACCGGAACTTTTATTACCACCAATTATAGCTACATATTTTCCAGCTGTACTAACTAACATCTTGTCCCCATTTTCTAATGTTATAAGAACTTGGTTATCCTTTTCTTTATATGGGTAAATAATTTCTGATGCAATGTCTATTGTGTCTTGAACACAAGGATATTTTATAAATATTCTTCTTACTGAAGCTTTACCTTCACCTCTAGGTTCTTCTGTTTTTGACATTTCACCTCTAGGTTCTTCTGTTTTTGACATTTCACCTTTAGATATTATATTTAAACTGCTCGGATATTTTTTATTTGGTGCTGGTGTTAAATCAATAGTATATTTATTACTTTTTTTATCTAAAATAATCTTTATCTTTCGGATTACCTCAACATCAGTAGGTATTGTCCTATCAAATTCACTTTTAATTAACTCATTTAGACCATCTTCACCAACCATTTTAGTGGTCATTAATTTTTCTATCATTTCATCGAATCTATCGTCAGGGATAAGGTTAAACGCATTTAGAAATTTATCCTCATTTGTTCCCGGTCCTTGTGAGGCTCTACTTAATTCATTTTTGAGAGAAATAAAAACATCATCCTCATTTTGTTCAGACAAATATTGTCTAGTCTTATTTTCTGTTAAAGTTTTACCTCTATCGTAATCAATAAGTCCCATCATTTTTCTGATGTCTTCGTTAATTAAATTTTTTTTCATTTTAAATATCTTTATTTGACAATTTTATTTTACTATAAATATACCTCACAAAGTAAAAACATTTAAGTATTAATATGGAGATTACATTACTTACAATAAAAAATTAAATTTAATAATAACTGTTCAGTTACCAGCAACTGAAAATTTTAGTAAGTAATTATTTTTTTTGTGATAGTACTTTATGTCTTGGAACAACTTTACGTCTACTATTCTGTTCTTTTAAAACTAATTTACTTAGTCGTTTTAATTGTCTTTCTGTAATTAATATTTTAGCCATTTTTATTTTTTTTACTAAAATTATTTTGGCATATAATCATAAATTTTATCACCATAAAGTCCATACAATCTTTTAATTATAGCTTCTGGATTTTTTCTCATATACCTTAAAACATCCATAGGGATATAAGGACCGTATTTATCACCAAATACTCCTCTAATATCTTTTTCTCTTGGTTGAGTTGGTATTTGAGGTTCTACAGTAAAGTCTTGTTCCATCATGTCCTGTGTTGAGATAATTAAATTCATATTTTGTGAATCTGGTTTACAAATTTGGTCTTTTTCACACCAGTACATCCCTTTAGGACATCCTTTACCTTCATGGTGGTCATATGTGAAAGAATCATTTACACTATCCATCATACTGTCCATTTTAGCTATATGTGATTCCATCCAATCATCTAATGGTTGACCTTTTTCAAGTTTATTAAACATACTTTGAGCTTTTCTTGCTATATTGTATAATTGTGATTTTGCCATATAAGAAGAATCGTGACCTTCACTAATAATTTGTCTTAAAACTTTTCTAATGTTTTTGTTTGATACTTTTCTTTTCATAATATATAAATACTTTTAAAATCTTTATACTTCTTTTATTGATAAAATTTCTTGTTCTATTGGCTCCGAGTGGTACACTTCCCTATCAAACCCCTTACTATCATCATGGTCGTACCAATTATATAAATTATCTTCATCGTATTTTACTGTATTATAAACATAGTCTTTATCATAACCCACAACAGTTACAGTATATTTATAAGCTACCCTTTCAAGGTCACTTTGTTCCATATAAACTTCAAAAGTTTTTATTTCGGGTATTTCTAATTGGTTAACATTAGTGATGGTACCATCTTTTATACCATCATAATTTTTAGGGTTTTTAAGTGTAAACCACATTCTTGTGCCCAGACCGTCTGATGAATAGTTTATATCTTTAACACCAAATAATTTAACTATGGGGTCTATAATTTCCGCCCAACGGTAATGTTCATCATCGTTGATTTTTTCTATTTTTTCCCAAGGGGTGTATTCGACTATTGTTTTTATTAATTTAAAAAACATGTCTTTATTTATAGTCTCATTATAATAACCCTGATTATCGCCCCAACCTTTATAATGTTGTGACCCAATAAGAGTAGTAGTGGAGTCTTTTAATTTATCTTCCCCACTTCTAATATTATCTATGACTTCATTAATTGGTACTTTTTCGAACATATCTTCAAATACTTGTTGTATTGCATTAATAACAGCGTATTGGTCTCCACCCCAATTATCTTTGTGACGTTCAATAATTTTATCTGTGAGAGCACGAACATCCATTTCTAACAACTCCCATTTGTCTTGTTGGTTATCCCAATATTCTCTTAAAACTTTACGGATATCGTTTTTCATATCTTATAAATATTCTTAATAGACATATAAATTCTAAAATTAGTTTTGGATTTTCCAAGCATTAAAAAAGCAAGCTATTTAAATAGCTTGCTTTTTTTCTTTTTGCTTTAACGCATGCTGCTATAATATATATAGTGATTTTTTAGAAAATCAAAAAAGGATATAAATTATTTTTCCATTAATAACCATAGAATTATGTATATTAAAATAGCTGGTGTAGCTGGGAATATAAATAACAATATAAAAATAAATCTTGTCAGTGTAACATCAGCATTTAGGTATTCAGCGATACCACCACATACACCTAATATTTTTTTGTCTTTTGTACTTAATTTCATTGTATTAGATTTTAGTGTAAATATAAAAATAAATAATCAAATATATAGTTGTTTTGATATATTTTTTTATATTTGTACTACAAAATAAAAATAAATATGATAATACAATTTAAACTAGTTATACCTAATCCTAGGTACAAAAAAAGAAATTTTTTAGGTAAAAAAAATCAATATTTTTTTGAGTCATCTAAATCTTTGTCCTTACGTTCAGATAGAGAATTAAAATTTCGACCATCTGTGGACCTTAACATTTCTGATTTTAACCAACAGTCATAATGAAATGAATCATCTAAGTAGTCATCATTAAGTGATTGGTTTTCTCTTTCTATCATAAATAAATTTTTCATTTTTCCCATAATATTTTTTTTTATAAGGATATATAAAAATTAATATAAAGTACAATTACTCTATATTTATTATATAAAAAAGATGTCTAAAATTATACTGACAGAGAAACAAGTAAATGAGTTATTTAATAAACTACAAGAAGAAGAAGTAGATTTAGATAACTATGAAGCTCCTTTTAGTAGTGATGATTTTATTAATTGGGTAAACTCAGAATATGATTTAGATTTATTACAAATAGTCAGTAGTAAAATACAGGAAAGAATAAATTTCCTAGAAACAATAATAAGTGCAGCTACTCGAAAAAAGATTAAAGGGTTTAGACCTTAATTTCCAATAAACACTTTTTTTTACCATCTTCATAGACATCTAATTGAGTTGTGTGATAACAAACTAAATGATGGTGAAAATGTTTAATTTTTAAAATATTTATATTATTATCTTATTTAAATTATATTTAAAAATGAAAAAAGATAATATTTCAACTGATTGGGATGATAGATTTATGAATTTAGCTTCACACATATCTAAATGGTCTAGAGACCCTAATAGAAAAATTGGTGCTGTGATTGTGGGTGATGACAATACAGAAAAATCTATAGGTTATAACGGTTTACCTAACAATGCTGATATAAATAAACTTGATAGATATGAAAAACCACAAAAATATATGTGGGTAGAACACGCTGAAAGAAACGCTATTTATAAAGCTGGGAAAAATGGTGTCCAATTAGAAGGATGTAAAATATATGTAACATATTTCCCATGTGTGGATTGTGCTAGAGCAATAATTCAGTCTGGTATAAAAGAAGTGTGTTCACCAAAACCTAACTTTACACACCATAGGTGGGGTGAATCTTGGAAAATATCACAAGAAATGTTTAAAGAATGTGGTGTGAACGTTAAATATATAGAAAATGAATAAAGATAAATTTTGGCATGAATATGATTCAGTTAACGATAATGACTTATTAAATTGGTTCACTAATCTAACTGAAATAGATAAAAATAAAATAAGAAATAGAGTTAAACAATTAAACGTAGAAATAACCCATGGGGAATACTACGATGGTTGGACTTTAGATGGATTGATTAAAGAAAAAGAAAAACTTTCTAAATTAATATAAAATTAATTATATTATTTTCTCCATTTTCTTGACCCTCTCATTTTTTTTGGAGTTTCATCTAATTCCATATCTAAATTACCAAATAAGTTAACTAAAGAATCTGGTAAAACATCACTTTTCTCTTCGTAGTCCATAAAATCAACTTCTTCATAAGGTTCATCCATCATATCATATAATACAATATCATCTTCTAAGTTAAAATCACCAAAACCACCTATTTTACCACCAGTAATATCTACTTCATTTGGTAAATCTACTGTTAATTCAACACCAACTATATTATCACCTCTAAAATTATTAGTTAAATCACCACCTCTTTGCCAAGCTTTAGTTGTTTCATAAGAACCTGACGATGAAGATGATGTTTGTTCTTGTAAATGAAGTTTTCTTATACGATTTTTTTCACTTTCTTTAGTATATAATTTTTCCATGTGTTTTTTTATATATAAATATTGTATTTTTTGTAAATAGTTTTTGATTTTATGTCAAATGTTGTGTATATTGTAAATATGGTAACATTTTTAGTCATAATAGTAATAATTTTACTTTCACTAATCAGCTTTTTTTGTGGTTATGCTCTTAGAAAATATCATGAACAAAAGTTTAGGGAAAAAATAATGGAAGATTTCATAAACAACTTACCTAAAATAAGTATTGTACCAAAATATCCTAATTTTTTTACAGATTTAGATGATTTTGATGATAATTTTTATGGAATTAATAAAAGTGAGACATATGATGAGTTATTAATATTAAAACATGAGTTAAAAATGAGTTTACTTAATGAAGATTATGAAAAAGCAGCCGAAATAAGAGATAAAATTAAAAAACTTGGAAAATAAAGAAGAAATATTGGTTATGACACACATAACTACACACCCTATAAAAAAATCTGATTTAGGTTTTCATGGGAATCTATTCGGGGGAAAACTTCTCGCTTGGATGGATGCAGCAGCAGCTGGATTCGCTTCTGAAGTTTGTGACACACCACGGATGGTAACTAAATCTATAGATAAGTGTATTTTTAATAAACCAGCTAGAGAAGGTCAATTGTTGAAAATATATGGTAAAGTTCTTAAAATTGGTAATACTAGTCTTACATTAAAATTAGAAGCTAGGAGTCACAATGTTTATAGTGGCAAACAAAAGATTATTCTTACAACAAATATGACTTTTGTTAGGATTGATGAACAAGGTGACCCAATAAGTATATCTGAAAGAGTTAAATTAAAATATGATTTAGAAAATTATGAAGAAAATAATTCATATTAATCAACATGTAATTAGAAGAAATACAAAAACTGGTGAAAGAAATCCAGTTATTACTTGTAAGACATATAAAACTAATGATTATGCTGATAAAGTGATTATTAAAGATAAAGATGGTGATGAGGTAGCTACCATTATATATTCACCAGATAAACCATTATCTTGTGGTGCTAGAGTTTGGATAGAAACTAAAAATGAAATAGAATTTATAACAAATAAAAATGGAAAAACTGTATTTTAGATATTCGACCATGGGTGCTGGTAAATCTCTTGATTTATTGAAAACAGCATATAACTATGAAGAAAAAAACAAAAAAGTATTTGTTTTAACTTCTGATTTAGATGATAGATTTGGTAAAAAGAAAATCACTTCTAGGATTGGTATTAGTCGTGATGCTAATACTTTTAATAAAAAAAGTAATTTATATAAAATGGTTTATGAAAAATTAGGTTTTAATCAAATAAATAAAGTATCTTGTGTTTTAGTAGATGAAGCTCAATTTTTAACCAAAGAACAAGTTTGGCAACTTACTGACGTAGTAGATTATCTAAATATACCAGTTATTTGTTATGGTTTACGTTCCGATTATTTAGGAGAACCTTTTGAAGGCTCAATTTATTTAATGACTTTAGCCGACACAATAGAAGAACTGAAAACAATTTGTGAGTTTGGGGGTAAAACGTCAATTAATATGAGAATTAATGACGGTAAGCCAATATTTAAAGGTGAGCAAGTACAAATTGGGGGAAATGAGTCGTATAAACCAATTTCTAGAAAACATTATAAAAAATTATTAAATGAAAATAAAATTAAATAAATTATGAAAAAACTATTATTTAGTGTGATTACCTTATTTGGGATTGGTATGGTATCATACTCACAAAACACAACCGAAGAAATCCTACCTGAGTTTAGTCGTGCATACTTAAATGTGATGTTGAGTTATGGTGATTCTGTTACTCATTATGAAGGAGCAAATGTTTTTACGTTTAATGTGGATGGTAACTCAATTATGTATTACCCACACAAAGGTGATGCTGAAAGATATATCTATGTGGGTAGTACGATGGAAGGTGAAGATGATTATGGAGATAGTTATCAGTTAATTAAAACTATTGAAGCAGTATCATCTGATATTGTATACTTCCAACTTTACAATGATAGAAGATATGGTTTAAACTTAATCTATGAAGAACCATTAATCATTGTTCATTTTTATAACAAAGAACTAAATTAAAATATTATGAATAAAAAACTAGTAATTATAATTTTCTTTTTGAGTATCTTACTCGTTGAGTATTGGTCTATTAGTGTAACATACAACTATGCTTATAGACAAGGTCGTAAAGATGGGATTGATGAAATGGTTACAACTATTGATTCCATATTCGTAAACCAAAAGAAACTCAAAGAAGTAGAGTAAAGGATTGGACCAGTAGCTCAGCTGGATAGAGCAACTGCCTTCTAAGCAGTAGGTCGAAGGTTCGAATCCTTCCTGGTTCACTAAACATAAAACATAAACAATCATATTGATGGAAAGAGAATTATTAGAACAGAAAATCCAATCACGAAAGAATTGGATTAAGAAAGCAGAATCAAATATACAATTATACCTATCTGAAATTGAAGAGTTTGAAAAACAACTCAGAGAAATTTCAATAGAAGAGATAGAGAAAGAATTATTTAACAAAGATAGAAACGAATAAAAATATGAGAAAATACCAGTTAATTATAATAAGCATTATATCATTTATTTTATTATTTGAACTTTGGGCTTACAATCAAGTCTATAATTCAGCATATAAAATAGGATATCGTGATGGTGTAGATGAAATGGTTACAACTATAGATTCTATATTTACTAAACAAAATAAAAATATATCAAATGGAATGGGAAAATAGAGATGGAGGCATTTATACTTTCACACTACAAGATGATGGAAGTATTTTATGGGAAGGTGATTTTAAATATTGTCGTATAGGTTATCCTAATGCGTACAAAGAAGCATATCAACAATACCGTAAAGATGGTGGTTATATGCATATTGATACTTTCATAGAAAAAGTACATGAACAGGTATACGAGAATGGAGAATGGCTTGGTTTATCAGAAATAGGATTAAAATATCGTCATTTAGTGTATTCAGACACCAAAACTATTGATATGGTAGACCCATCAGGTGGACCTTGTATTAAACTTCATCAACAACTCGATTGGTTAGGTGAAGAATTTAAAAACCTTTGTGTAAGTACTATTACTCCTATTGAAACGGGATATAGAATCGGTACTTATGGTAAGTATGACCATTTAGCTGATGGTGAAATTATAGGTGGAATTATTTACAGAACTAAAAATTAAACAATGACATTAAGAGAATTATTTTTTTACGGAAGTTTTATATTAATATTTCCGTTGGTTGGAGTGATACTATCAGTAGCATTGATGATACTATGGAATGTTGGATTAGTATATGTGATACCATTCCTACCTAAGATTAATTTGTTTGTATCAATTCTAATTATAACTTTACTAACAGTAGTTAGGATTAAAGTTGGTGATTGGTTAAAAAGATAAAATATATGTTAGAAGATATAATAGAAAATTATTACGAATACGAATTTTTAAAAGCAGACGGATTTGATGATGCAGTTATTGGTGTTGAAGAAAAAGAAATGAGGTTAATATACTCCGTTTCCAAATGTTTAAAAATTCTTGAAAGGGATATGTCAGAGTTAGATGCGATGGAATACTTCACATACAATGTGAGTGGTGCATGGATGGGAGACAAGACCCCAATATGGTGTTGGGACAACTTTTAAAAATAATATTATGGTAGTAGAAAATATTTTAATAGGTTTGAGAGTAGGTAATTTAGTGTACGATAATAAGTCACAATCTAATATTACTATTACTGAATCAAATATTGGGGATATCAAAAACTTTGAGCCAATACCAATAACATCAGAATGGTTGGAAGAGATTGGGTTTCAGAAACGATTACGGAATAAAACAAGCTATCCTACTCGGAATAATAATAAGGTTCAATTTAAGTTAGATAGCTCTGATAATTATGATTGGGAGAATAGTGTTAATAACTTTCCTAAAGTAAAATACATTCACCAATTACAAAACATTTATTTTACATTAACTGAAACGGAATTGTTATGAGTAAAGAAACAATACATTGGTCAGGTTATGAATGGTTAACCCAAGAAAGATTTGGTGAGATACATCCTAAAAAAAGATTTAACTGGTATGATTCATCGGCTATAGAAATCAGAGATGGTAAGTTAGTTTTAAAAACACAATACAACCCTAAAACATTTACTATAGATGGGGAAGAGTTTGTCAGTCCTATTGGTATAGGGTTGGTATCAAATACTACGAGATTTAAGTATGGTTACTTTGAAATAGAAGCAAAGTTACCAACAGGTAAAAACCTCTGGCCCGCATTTTGGATGTGGGGATTTGATTCATGGCCTCCTGAAATTGATGTATTTGAAGCTTACAGTTCACCTATATTCAAAACATACCTATCTATTAACTTTCCTAAGATTTTTAATTTTTGGAAGATAGAAACAAACTTTTATTACAACACTCCAGATAATCCTAAAAATACAGGGTCTGTTAAAAAGTTTTTAGGTTTTAAAAACCCACAAAAGAATTTTATAAAGTATGCTTGTCTTTGGGAGGAGAATAAGATAACTATATTTTATGATGGAAGGAAGATAAGAGAATTTACTGATGAACAGATACTATCACAATTCAATAATATTGACATGAATGTAATAATCAATACGAGTATGAGAGATGGTAAAAGAATATCTAAAGAAGAAAATTCTGAGTTTATAATTAACTACTTTAAGTATTCTACCTTAGAAGAATATTATTCAAAAAATAAGTTATGAAAAAATACAAATTCTATAATTTAACAGATAAGGATGAAGATGCAATATATATATTTGATGCCTCTAATATTGAAGAAGCATATGTATTAGCCAGTCAAATCAAAAAACTTCCACTTGAAGATTTTAAAAAAATATTTAAAGTAGTAGAAATACTGAAACAAATAGGTAGTGGAATTTAACAATTTCTCAACATTATAATTTGGTATATCCAAATAAGTTTCTTATCTTTGTGGTATAAGAAATTAACTAATAAAGGTTATGAGAAAGATATGACTTACTGGCTAAAATCAAAGATATTAGGACACTTAAAAGCAACTGGTAAAAGTGGTGTAAGTGTGCGTAGGGATTATTTAAGCAAGACTGTTGTGGTTGATTACTTCGGTGGTGCTTGTGTAAAATATTCTTATGATGGGAAATGGTTGTGCGGTTAATTGCACATAACGTGCTAATATCATCTACGTCTAAAATTATAGACATAAAATAAAAGAAAATGAAAGCGATAATAGAATTTAAACTACCCGAAGATAAAGAGGAATACGAAATGGCAAACAATGCCAGCAAGATGTATATGGCTTTGTGGGATATAAAACAGTTGTTTAGAAGCACATTGAAGTACAATCCAACTGGGTTGAATGATGAGCAGTTAGAACAATGGGAAGCAATGCGAGGGGAGTTTTTTGAGATATTGGATAACAATGATTTAAAATTAGATTAAGATGGACAAGGATAAAAACATAGAACATCAATACCTAAAACTACTTCAAGACATTTTAGATAATGGAGTAGAAAAAAAAGATAGAACTGGAACAGGTACACTAAGTGTATTTGGTAGACAGATTCGACATAAGATGAGTGATGGATTTCCACTATTGACTACTAAGAAAATGGCTTGGAAAACGATGGTGACTGAATTACTATGGTTCTTACGAGGTGACACCAACATTAAATACTTAGTAGATAACGGATGTAACATTTGGAATGGCGATGCGTATAAGAATTACGCAAGTATTGAATGTAATCCCCCACACGACCATTCATTGAGTATGAGTGAATTTATTGAGAAGATTAAGACTAATGATGGGTTTGGTAAGAAGTGGGGCGAGTTAGGTCCTATCTATGGAGCACAATGGAGAAGTTGGACTACCGATAGCGAGTATATTGATGGTGAAACATATTTTAAGTATCAAGCAATAGACCAAATCCAAAACCTAATCAACGACCTTAAAACAAACCCAGACTCAAGACGATTAATGGTTAATGCATGGAATGTTAACGATATTCCTGATATGGTTCTTCCACCTTGTCATTATGGATTTCAAGTTTATACAAGAGAGTTGTCATTTGAAGAAAGATACCAAATAATGAAAAATGGTGATTCGAATGAGTGGTTAACTATCCATTACAAGGAACCAAAGACAAAGGCAAAGGAATATATGGATAAACACAACATCCCAACTAGGGCAATCTCATTAATGTATAATGCCAGAAGTCAAGACGTTCCATTGGGGACGCCGTTCAATATCGCATCATATGCTCTTTTATTAGAAATTATTGCAAAAGAAGTAAATATGATTCCTGATGAATTGATTACTAATATGGGTGATTGTCACATATATCTTAATCAAATTGAAGGTATTAAAGAACAGTTAATCAGAGAACCATATCCATTACCTAAATTAGTTATTTCAGAAGATGTAAACTTTACGGGTACAATAGATGAATTTTTAAATAGTTGTTCAATATCTGATTTTAAAATTGAGGGGTATCAAAGTCATCCTACCATAAAAATGCCACTCTCTAATTAACTTTTAGGGTTACCTTTATCAAATTAAAAATAAACAAATTATGGATTACTACAACCCAGAAACATTTGAGAAAACAGAAATCGAAACTAAAATACCAATTAATTTAGTAACTGAGATTAAACAGGTTTTAGATAAAATTGATGGTTATATGATAACACCAACTATGGTTAACCCCGAAGACAACTCGGTAGTGTTTGGTATTATGGATATGAATGATAGGACTTTGAAATATAAATTATCAATCACATCCAACAATTAAAGCACCTTTAAGTAACTAGAAATGACAATAAATATAACACCTAATGAATTGGTTGAGGAGTATCGTGAATCTTGGAAGATGGGACTTATAAAACATCTTTCCATTGATTATGCTACTAACTCTATACACGGATGGTTAAATAATGAAGATGTAATTATTTTCAATTTTAAAGATTATGGTTTCATTAATGATAATAGAAACAACACATATGACTTATCTACAGGTAAATCTGATATAACAATAAATATTAATACTAAGTAAAATAAGAGTAAAAATAAAACAAAGAAGAGATAATGATAAAACCATTAGATAATGTTCAAATGATTGAAGTCAAAGATGGGGTAACAACTATCACTTACAAAGATGGCACAATGCTTACTACTAAAGATAATATTACACTTGCACTTGATTATATGAATGAGAATGATTACCCATTAGTTGACCATTGTATTTAAAATTAAAACAAAAAGATATGAAAGCAATAAATGATAATAGATTAATAGGTGGTGTGTGTACCTATTTAGGTAAGAATAAAAATATACCAACTTGGTTATGGAGACTCTTCTTTATAATAACACCTGGTAGTTCCATATTATATTTAATAATATGGTTTCTTATTGATTGATATTTAAATTACTTTTATTTAATTAAATTTGATTATTTAAGATATTGTCAGTATCTTAGATTTATTAAGATGAGTAATTAAAAATAAAAGTTATGATAAAAGTTAATTTAAAGTATTTGATAGGAGCTATAGTTAGTTTAGGTTTGAGTATATTCACAATATTGGGTTTAACTCAAAATATTATTGGGTTCAATAGTGTGTTTAGTGAAATGTTTTTTACCTACTCAGCTTTAATTTTGGGTATTGGAAATTTATTTGTTAGTTTTAAAATTATAAAAAATAAATAATTATGAGTATAGTTAGAAAATCTCAACATTTTTAATCTGAATAAGGGCCCTGCACCAACTGAACGACTAAGCTTGCTTTAGTACCTTAGTAGGTTGGGTGGGGTTCAAATACTAAGAAAAAAGAATAAAGTAAATATGAAAAAATTATTAATATTATTAGGTGTATTATTTACTCTTAATGTTAAGGGACAAGTTATAAACTTTGTTAAATACCCACATCAAGCAGATATTGTAATTAAATTTGTTGAATATAGATGGGAATCCGATATAATAATAAAAAAAGTAAATAACAGGTGGGATGCAAACAAACCTGGATTATGGTATTGGGATGATACAATGTATAACACACAATATCCTGTTTATAATAAATTAAATGTTCTAATAACTGAATATTCATACATTGCCGATTATAGGGTTTATGTAACTACTAATAGATGGGAGATAAAGGTTAATGATGATTACCTAATTGATTTAGAAGAATGGCATAAAAGATTTTGAAACTAGATTTTATGAAAAAAGGAAATATTAAACGTATAGATAGGTGGTTATTATCATTGTACGTTATAATACTTTACTTAACATATGAAATTAATAGATTAATTGAAGGAAACTTTTTTAAATAAAAAATATGAAGATAGAAGCGTATGAAGTAAGTGACCAATTATATCTTACCCCAACAATTAAACTAACATATACTAAAATATTAAACGGATACTATAGTATAGATTTAGTTTGGTTAGGTTGGGGAGTAAGTTTAATGTGGTAAAAAAACAAAAATGAATATCAATATACCTCCAATAGAATGTTACATTAGAAAAGAATATCTTTATAACTTAGAGAAAGGTCATGGAGAGCTTGTAGAAGGGACTGCGTTTGCAGTTAAAAGTCTTCAAGGTACTGCATTATTATTTTTAGTAATGACAGATATAGGGGCTGTTTATGACAAGATTCCTATTTCAGCATTAGTTCCATTTGAAAAGGAAGATGCTCCACATATAGACTTTCATATATTACAGTTATGGGATTGCTTTTCATACTCTCCACACGTAACCCAGTTTATGTTTTTAAAAGGTAAGAGATGTATGGTACTATTAAAAGATGGTACAAAGCGGGAAGGTATATATAGATTTACAATAGATTGGGATGCTGATATGTCTAAAGGTGTTTCCACTTCTTATGCAGAAGAACCATCTCAACATAAATCAGCTCACGTTATAGAGTTAAATGACGGATACTTTTGTGCTTACCCTAACAATAGAATACTATGGGCTGAACCTAGTATGGTATCAGAACCATTTCAACATATTCCAGATTATAAATTAAATATGAAAAAATATCATTGTGAAAGTCATGATAAATGGGCTACATCAGATGATGATAATTTCTTTTATAATATTAATAAAGATACATAATTATGATTCACTACTAATTATTTTTTAAACCATACAGATATTTATTAGTATGGATAAGTTACACACAATTACAATCGTTTTTATATTACTAATAAGTAATGTTTTAAAATCACAAACTACAGAAACCTTAATTTATTATGATTATATTGAATCATATGATTGGATGGGTGCTTGGTGGTATAATAATCCTACAACTGGGTATTATTCAAATATATCTGTAACTCCAACTCTTAGTGCGGTTTTATATGGTGATGGTAATACTACAAATGAACAAGACTTTTATGTTCTACCAGCAGTAACTGTAGACCCAACAAAAGACCACATATTCAGAATGAAATTGGCTGCTCAAGTTATATCATCACCTGGTGCATCTACCAAAGGTTTAGATGGTGGAGATTATATTACAGTACAATTAAGTCAAGATGGTGGAAGTTATGTTAGTGAATTAAGAGTTGCAGGGTTTTCAAATGCTATTTGGGATTATTCATCAACTGCAGTTGCTTCAAAAGTTGCTGATGGTAGTCTTACACAATTTAGACCAAATAGTGGTGGAGATAGAACTTCAACAGGTGATGGTTATTCAAATATTGAGTTAATCATACCTGCAGGTCCAACAACAATTGCTATTGATATTCAAACAAGAGCTAACAGACCTGGTGAAGATTGGTGGATGGATAACTTTGAACTATTTGAAGTTACTACATTATTACCTGTTGAATTACTTTCATTTGATGTTACACCAATCAACAACCAATACGCTAGATTAGAATGGGTAACCGCATCTGAAATTAACAATGATGGATTTGAAGTATTGAGAAGTACTGATGGTGAAAACTTTAAAGTTATTGGATGGGTTAATGGTAATGGAAACCAAACAACAATCACAGAATACACCTATGAAGATTATTCAATCGAAAAAGGAATAACTTACTACTATCAATTGAAACAAATCGATTATGATGGTCAGTATGAATACTTTAATATTGAACCATTAACATTAACCGATATTAATTTACAAAAACCAATAAGTGTAAAACGGGTTAATATATTAGGACAAGAAGATGTGAATGGTAATATGATTATAGAAATTTATGATAATCGTATAGTTAAGAAAATGATAATTAAGTAAAAAACAGTTGTGACAAAAAATATTATAATTGGAAATGAGGAATTTTGGGATGGAGACCACGCTCACGATATGGTATTGAATTCAATGGTCGATGATTTATCTGATGAGGATATAAAAGAAATTATTGAATCTAATGATAATAAACCAAAACCAAATAAAAAATTAAAATCAGATTAAGTCGGTATTTCTATAAAAATCACTTAACAATATTTCTCATTATGTAACTATATTTGGACTATATTCGTATCTCATGTAAATCAACTTAAAATGATGAACATGATGACATATATCCAAACTTTTAAAACTTTTTTTCTTTCACTAATATTTATCGTATCCTTTACTCAAGCCAAAGCAACTCACGCACTTGGTGGTGACTTAATGTATGAGCAACTAAGTCCAACAGAATTTGAGGTAACTCTAAGATTATACCGAGATTGTAATGGTATTGCAATGTCTAGTTATGCTGAGATATTTTGGGATGGTAGTTGTGGTTCAGGTAGTGATTTCGCTTTTCGTAATAACTTAACAGATATAACACCAATTTGTCCTACTATGGAAACTTCCTGTCAAGGAGGTTCTGGTATTACAGGAATTGAAGAACATATTTATACCACTATAATAACCGTACCATCGGGTTGTTCTGATTTACGTTTTGACTATAGTTTATGTTGTCGAAATCAAGTAATAACTACCTTGATTTTCCCAACCAATGAATACATATTTTTATCAGCTAAACATGAAAATGTTTCAAACCTTATAAACAATTCGCCTGTTTTTAATAATAACCCTGCACCGATTGTAAGTGTAAATAAACCTGTTGTGTATAATCACGGTGTATTTGATACAGATGGTGATTCTTTATATTTTTCTCTTTCTGATTGTTATGAAGGATATAACGACCCTGTTGAATACTTTCCAGGTTTCAGTGGTACTAATCCGTTAACTACCTCTAATGGGGTTTATATCGACCATAGAACTGGAGCGATATCTTTTACACCTACTGTTCAACAAATAGGTGTAATGTGTGTTAAAGTAGAAGAATTTAGGTCAGGTATTAAAATTGGTGAAGTAATTAGAGATATTCAGTTTAATGTAATTTCAGCATCAAATGATTCTCCGATAGCTTCAGGTATCGATAAAACATCATCTACCAATTCTACTAATTTCGTAATAGATGTTTGTGAAAATGGACAAGTTTGTTTTGACTTATCATTTTCAGATTCTAACAGTGATAATTTAACAGTTACTTGGAATCAAGAAATACCAACAGGGTCTTTTCAAGTGGTAAACAATAATACCACGACACCTGAAGCAACTTTCTGTTGGACACCTCAATCCACGGATTTAGGTTTAAATTACTTCTCTGTTAATGTGGTTGATGATGCTTGTCCTATAGTTGGAACATCTACATACACATATATTGTGAATGTAAAAAGTAATGCAGATAATATCGTTCAAAATGTTTTAACTGATACAACTTTATGTGTTGAAAATGAAAATGAATTATTTTTTGAATTAGTAGGTGAAGAAATTACTTGGAGTGATGGAACACAAGGACAATATTTATACCCTACTAATACAGGTACTTATATTGTTACTTATGAAGATATCAACACAAGTTGTTTGGTTTCAGATACAATGGAAATTGAAATTGTAGATTGTAACGAAGACAGTGATACGGTTGTAGTAGATGAAGTAGATGGTGTGGTTGTTGAACACGATGTAAATACTGAGTATGAAGTGGATGTTGATAATATCAAAGATGAAGTGCATATTGAAGACATTAAAGAAGAAATAAATTCTGAAGAAGATGAAGATGAATACGATATAGAAGATGTAGATGAAGAGTATGTTGTAGAAGATGAATACGATATAGAAGATGAATATAATATAGAGGAATGTGTAGTTGTTCTTCCTTCAGGATTTAGTCCTAACTTTGATGGTGTTAATGATATATTCCGAACAATCATTAAATGTGAAGAAGACTTATCTTACTATCACTTAACAATATATGACAGATGGGGTAACTTAGTTTTCGCATCAAATAACCCAACAGAAGGTTGGGATGGAAGTATTCATCAATTTAATCAATCCAACGTGGGTGTATACATTTACAACTTGAGTTATTCATTTACGTCATCAGATACAATGGAAAGATTAAACGGAACTTTAACTTTAATTAATTAAAAAAAAATCTTTACAAATATAAGATAATTAAAAAATTAATCTGTATATTTTTAAGGATGAGTAAAGTAATTTACATAGGTGATATTCACGGAAGAGATGTATGGAAAGAGATTGTTAAAAAACACTCTGATGCTGATGTCTTTGTTTTTATTGGTGATTACTTCGATTCATTTGATATTGGGGGTTTAGAACAACTCCATAACGTTAAAGATATTGTTGAGTTCAAAAAATCACAAGAGTTAGACCCAAACAAAAAAGTATACCTACTCATCGGTAATCACGACATTCATTATTGGCCAGGTGTTAAAGATAGAGGAACGACTTCAGGGTTTCAACATAGAATGATGTTTCAATTTGAACAGTTCTTCAGAGAAAATGAAGATATGTTTCAGATGGCAGTTTCTTTGGGTAATGATGATAATCGTAGATTATGTTCTCACGCAGGTGTAAGTGCAAAGTTTTTAAAAGATGTTGGATATTGGAAACATAACTATGTAGATGAATCCCATATTGCAGATTTTTTGAATGAGTTGTTTAAACACAAACCAAATGAATTTACATTTAGTTCATATTCATACCGATATATGGGTTATGGTGATGGTTATGGTGATAATGAAGAACAAACACCTATTTGGATTCGACCAAAGTCTTTACAAAGAGCAAACAAAAACGAAGACATTAAAAAGATGTATGTTCAAATAGTTGGTCATACACAACAAGACCATATTGACATTAAAGGTTATTCAACAGGTGGTAGATATTATTATATCGATACATTACCATCGGGTGAATATCTTATTGAGATTGATGGTGAATTTAATGTTGATTATTTTAGTATTATTTAATAAATTTAAAAATATTTAAAATGAAATATTTTATTAAAAGAAAAATTTGGCAAATTAAAAACGTCCTTAGATGGTTACCAATCATATGGAAGCAATATGACTTTGATTATAGTTATTCAGTTGAAGTTTTCAAATTTCAATTACAAAAACAGGCTGAGTTTTTAGAATCAGAAAAGGCGATGACTCTATGTGCTAAAGATAGAGCAAAACGTATTCGTACAGTCATTAAATTAATGGATAAAGTTTATAATGATGAATATTCTATTGATTATGTCGAAATATTAAAAGAAATGTATGGTAAAGATGTTTTAAATATTTCTTTTATTGAAACAGATAGTACTACTTTTAATGATTTTACTAATAGTACTGAAAAACTATACACTATGAAATATGAGTATGAAAACTGGGATAACGCTGAAGAAATATCTCAAATTCATGACGAACTAGTTCATATGTCAAAAGAAAAACAAAAAAGAGCACATAGAATATTGTGGTCTATGATAGAAAAAGATATTCAAACTTGGTGGGATTAATATAAAAAAATGGCAAAATATAAAGTAGAATTTTATGGTTGGGAGATGGAAGCTCAAGGATATTCTCTCAGTGATGAACAAGTAGAACAGGTCCGTGAACTTATGGAAGATAACGGATATGATGAACTATGGGAAATCCGTAGTGAAATGGAAGACATCGGTATTGACATATGGGATGAAGGGGACCTGTTTCACGTATCAAAACCTTTTTATAATGATACCTTTTGGGGTAAAGTATTTGATGAGGATGGTAATGTCGTATTGGAAATTGATTACAAAGATTTGGGTGATATGTATGATTATATCGGTGATGATGATAAAATCGAAGAGTTATATCCTTACGAGAATTATATTGCATTACCTGAGTTTTTGGATGGGACCGATAACGTATTGTTAGTTGTAGACGAAAACAAAGGTGGTTTGTTTGAATGTAGTTTTGAATCAGAAGAATTACCTAAAACATCTGATTTTTCATTGATGGGTGGAATCGTTGAAACACCTGAAGGTGATTGGGATTTTATTTCACGAGTATTCTTCAAAGACATAGAATTGGAGCCTGAGGATTATTTGGATAATTATGGAAAAGCAGCAACATTAGAAATATACACCAGTAGAGGTGAAACAATAGGATAATATTATGTTATTATAAATTTTAACTGACAGATTATAAATTGTCGATTGATATTAGTGTAGAGGGCACGGAAACCATAATTGGAGTTCAGGTAAAGAGGTTCAAATCCTCTTATATCAGCTAAGTGAGTTCTTTGACATATTTAAACTTTAACAAATTATGGAAATAACATCATTTATTTTAGGTGTATGTGCGGTCATTGTTATTATGATGGTCGTGGGTACGTTAGTGAATTATATGACAACAATGTCCTTGAAAAAGGAAATAAACGGTCTTCAAAAAGAAGATGAAAATCTTTATAGAGCTTTGAAAGACACAGAACAACAACTATATAGTTTTGGTAATGGTTTGGACCAAAATCTTAGTGATGAGATAGAAAGACTGTATCGTCACATCGATAGTCGTGTAGACAAAACCAATGATGGGGTATCCCATCAGATTTCTGACATTTACCGTCAGTTAGATAAACTTGAAAATGAAGGAAAATCCGTTATTAACGGGTAATCCATAAAACGTTAAAGAACTCACTTTTAATAATTAAATTATGAAAATAGAATCATATGGAGTTAGTGACCAATTATATGTTATTCCAGTAATTAAAATAACATATTCAAGAAAATTAGATGGATATTATAGTATTGATTTAGTTTGGTTAGAATGGGGAATAGGTTTAATGTGGCAAAAAAAAAACAAAGATGAAAGAAGATTTTGAATGGGTGTGTAAAGTATTATCACATAAAGAAAATAACGTTAAACATTTTCAGTCACTTGAACGAATTGTTGAGTTATTTAAAAATAAGTGGGATGATGATAGTAAAGAGTTTAAATTATTATATGCATTTCTTAAAATGTTTCTTAAAAAAACTATTAAAGTAAAATTACTATTGAATAAAAATGATTAAATATCATAAATGACTATTAATATTTTTTTTTTAATATTAATATTGAAAATAGTTGTGGAAATAAAAAAAATTAACTATATTTGTACTATCAAGTAACCATTTAAAAATAAATAAATTATGAGAAAATTAATCACAAACATCCTTGCAGTAATCCTTTTAGTTTCATTGTTAAGTTGTAACAATAATGAAGATTTTAAAAATGGAGACATTATCCTTCATACTTCAACTTCCACTCAAAGTAAAATGATTCAAGACGTAACCAAGTCTAAATATAGTCACGTAGGTATTATCTATATTAAAGATGGTCAAACATATGTTATGGAAGCTGTTCAACCAGTTAAGTTGACACCTATTGATGAGTTTATTAATAGAGGTGTTGATGGTAAATACACAGTTGTTCGATACAAAGGAAAGTTTACTAAAGATGAGGTGAAAAGAATGTATGACTACGCATATTCACAACTTGGAAAAAATTATGACTTAAAATTCCAGTGGAGTGAAAACACAATGTACTGTTCTGAATTAGTATTTAAAATCTACTATAATGCTGGCATTCAACTGTGTGATATACATTATTTTAAAGACTACAATCTTTCATCAGAAGACGTACAAAACGCGATTAAAGTTCGTTATAATACAGAAATTAATCCTAATGAGAGTGTTGTAACTCCTGTAGATTTATACAATAGTCTTTCAACGTATGTAATCTTTGATAACTATTAACAATTAGTCGACTCAGACCCTCTGTAAGTTTTAGCAATTAATATAGCGGCACCTGGATTTGGTAAACATTTTTCGACACCACTTCCAGTTGCTGCTCTAACTACCTCAAGACCGAAAGTAGCACAGTTAGCATCTTTGTCACCCGTAGTAAAATCTAAAATTTGGTATTTTTTTGATTTAATAGAATCTGCATATTGTTTACCCTTATTATAACCTTCTTTAGTTATCGGAATCGCTACACCTTTCATATCATATTGTTTAGCTTTACCCGCAGCATTATTCTTAACAATTGAACATACACTTTCCAAATTTTGAATTCTACCATCCACAATTTCAGCACCTCTAACTGTTTTATGTATTGTAATTCCCATACCTTTTGTCGCTCCTTGGTATCTACCAAACTCATAAATATCAATTGTGCCCGCAGGATTAATAAGAGCTACTCCCGCATGTCCCATTGGACCATAAGTACCTTTTGAACCTAATAAACCACTTGATAATCCTTGAGGGAGTGTTTTTCTTGCCCAATCTAAAGCGTCTTCAAACCCACCTAACGAACCGTCAAATGTTGGTTCATAACTTGGAAATGAAAAATAAAAGACAAAATGGTCTTTAACTTCATCTTCATTATTTATAGATTTCATATATTCATCTCCATATATCTTAAATGCATTTATAATGTAAGAATTATCATGTGGACCACTTCTGGAAAAGTCTTCACTTTTAGCGTAATCAGGATATTTATCATTTACCCATTCTCTAAATTTATTACCTTCTTCTCTATTAGTAAAAGGAATATTTACTTTAGTATTTTTAGTACTTTGTGTACTACTATCACCAAAAACTTTAGATTTAACAGTATTTAATGCGTTACCCGAAAGTTTTATCCATGAATCTGAAGTCTTCTTTTTAGTAAAATAATTATCACCTTCCTTTTTATAATCATAAACAGAATCATAATCAGTTACAACTTGTTCACTAATTAATGATGTTCCGTGATTATGTTTATAAGAGTTATGTAAGTTTAATATTCTCTTTTTTTCTGATTCAGATATTAGAAAATGATTTTTCATATTATAATGTTTTAATTATAAATATCACATACTCTGTAAAATATTAATTAAATTCCGAAGACCATCCAAAATAAAATTAAGATTTTGGAAGCTGCTCAGAATTTTCATAAAAACAAACGATAAATAAAATGAAGTATAAGTGAAATAAGGTTTTATATGATTTCAAATATTTATATATAAAGGTAAAATAACGGTAGAACTATCATCCGAATCACCTAAAATACAAATAGTTAAAAATGCCTGTTGAAAAATTAAAAACTAAGTTTGGAAATATCGTATTCTTGGTAACCTTAATTGGTGCTACCATAACTCTGATAGGTTACATCAAACCAATAATTAATTATGTGTCCAATCTAAACAAATTGGTTAATCAATATGAATCTATCAATCTAACATTAGAAAGATTGGATACTCATCTTAAACAATACGAAGAAGATAGGTTAAATAAGAAAAAGACATTCTCAATTGGATTAAGAAGTGATACCGAAACTGGTCAGATAATATATGTTGACGAAAACAACGGAATCTATCGTGCATTTTTAGATGATAACACCAATGAGTATTTCTATTATGATATAGATGGTAATCCTATATTTTGTTATACACAAAAACCAGTTAGAAACGAACAACCCCACTTAGAGATTAGACCGTTGTTTATGCCTGACACTATTATAACAATTACAGAATAGTAATTAAGACCTTAACTAACAGTCTCGTATATGTAGTTAATTAGTTTATCTTTACCTTTTTTGACTTTGTTATTCAACTCAGTTACAAATTCCATTTTTTCAACATCAACACCATTCTTTTGGAACAAATCAATTAAATCTATAGTCATTTTACTGTGAGCATTATCAATAATTTTTATAGCACTATCAGTTAAATTTATTGGTTGGTCTATTTTCTCTGACTTATTATCATTAAGTAAAAATGAAATTGTTTTTTTAGCAAAATCTTTCATATTCTTTCTTATTTCTGTTTGTTCAATAGGAACCAAAACCTTATTTACTTTAATAAAATCAGTTACACCTTCCACAGCCTTTTCACCATAACTTTTGTTATGTTTTCCCGCTTCAGCTTCTTCTCTTACTTTTTTAATTGTGTTTTTAAAATCTTTAGGTAATTTGTCATAAATTTTATCGGATACAATGTTCAATGTCGCCAATATTGTTCCTTCAGTTAACCTATAATTTTCTTTTATAACTGAAGTTGTTTTTTCTAAACCTTTAATTTTTTCTTTTTCTGTTAATGTCATTTTTTTATATTTTTTTTAAATTTAATTATTCACACAATAAATACCCTATTTAAATAAAAAGGTTTCACCATTTTTGATTGTGGGTTATATTATTTATTTTTAATTGTATTTACAATGTTTAATGCAATGTCGTGGAAATATTTACGGTCCTTACCTTTCTTTGTTACCATAGCCGCAGTACCAATTCTAATACCTGAAGTTTCCCAAACACCTCTTGGGTCATTAGGTATACTATTTTTATTTACAACTATATTATATTTTTCCTCTAAGTCATTCGCCACATCAGCACCTGACCTTTTATCTGTATGTATTAATATAATGTGAGAGTCAGTTCCGTCAGTAGTTATTTTTATATTATTATTTATAAAAACTTCACACATATATTGTGACATTTCAACAACATTTTTCACATACTCTTTAAATTCAGGTTGAGATACTTCATAAAATGATTGGACTTTTCCTGCAACTTGATTCATAAGTGGACCTCCTTGAGTTCCAGGGAATACACCACCATTAATTTTTTTAGTATATTTTTCATCATTCCATAAAATCATACCACCTCTTGCCCCTCGTAATGTTTTATGTGTTGTTGAAGTAACAAAATCAGCATAAGGTAATGGTGAATCATAAACTCCACCAGCAATTAGACCACTATAATGTGCCATATCCACAAGCAATAATGAACCAACAGAATCAGAAATTTCTCTAAATCTTTTGAAGTTTATTTGACGAGGATAAGCTGAGGCACCAGCAATAATCAACTTTGGTCTAAGTTCATTTGCCAATTGTTCAATTTTATCGTAGTCCAACCAACCATTTTCATCAACACCATAAAAATTATTATCAAACCATTTGCCACTAATATTTGCAGGTGAACCGTGAGAAAGGTGACCACCAGCTGAAAGGTCCATACCCAATATTACATCACCAGGTTTTAAAAACGCTTTGAATATTGCAAGATTTGCATTCGCACCACAGTGTGGTTGAATATTTGCGAAGTTACAACCATAAAGTTCAGTAAGTATTTTTATACCCAAGTTTTCAAGTTCATCATAGTTGTTACAACCATTGTAATACCTTTTACCTGGATATCCTTCAGCATATTTATTTGTAAATTCTGAACCACATAATCTCATTACTTCATCAGATGCAAAGTTTTCTGATGCAATAAAATTATGTTCATTTTTTTGTCTTTCATTTTCATTAAACAATAATTGTTCGATTTTTGTGTTTAACATATTACTTTTAATTTTTTTATAGAATTATTATTTTAATAATACCCATTAAATATAATATATAAAGAATGTCATTATACAAAAATTTTCTTTTATGTCCGAACTTATTCTATTTAGATAAAAAGTTTACACATAACTTTACTTGTTTAATTTTTAATCACATATTTAATATACCTTTTTAAAAGATAACAATAATTATGTATAATTCAACAAATAATGGTTACGCACTAACCTATGATGATATTCAGTTAATACCATCATTCTCAACAATCAAATCTCGTCAGGATATCAATCTCAAAACTCTACTGAGTAGGAGATACGGATTACTAAACCCAATAGTGGCATCACCAATGGATACCGTATGTGGTTATGATATGGCATTAAAAATGGCAGAATTAGGTGGGGTTGGATGTATTCATAGATTTATGTCAATTGAAGACCAATGTGATATTGTAGAAAGATTGTATGAAAGAATTTATGGTGATGGTTTTAGTGTAACTATTGCTGAAGAATGGGGTGTAATGTATGATGATTGGCATTCAGAAATTAGTTTAGTCCCAATTATGGCAGCAATCGGTGTTAGTGAAGACGATAAGAAAAGAGCAAAATCATTAACCGAATGTGGAGCAAATGTTATTCTAATTGATGTAGCACATGGAGACCACCAAAATGTAATCGATATGATTCATTGGTGTAAAGAAAACTTAAATGATAAAGTAGATATTATTGCAGGTAATATTGCAACTGCTCAAGCAGCAGAAAGATTAATAGATGCTGGTGCTGATGGATTAAGAGTAGGAATTGGTGGTGGTTCACTTTGCACAACAAGAATCAAAACTGGGTTTGGAGTTCCTAATGTAACTTCATTAGAAGATGTTTTAAAAGTAAGTGGTGTACCTGTAATGGCAGATGGTGGAATCCGAAGTAGTGGTGATATTGCAAAGGCATTGGCAATCGGAGCAGATAATGTTATGTTGGGTTCACTATTAGCTGGAACTGATGAATCTCCTGGTAAGATTTTAGAAACACCAAATGGGTTGTATAAACTATATAGGGGTTCAGCATCATTAGAAACCAAAGTAACTCATAATCAACAAGCGAGAAATGTTGAAGGTGAATCCACAACAATCCCATACAAAGGTGGTGTTAAGTTCATCATCAATGGATTATTAGATGGTGTTAAATCAGCACTAAGTTATGCTGGGGCAAATAACCTAAAGGAATATCTACCCGAATATGTGATAGTGACTAACGCAGGGCAGAACGAAGCAAAACCACATTTGTTGTAATAATTTATATTAATAGTCTTCTAATGGGTAGATATCTTCCCATCCATCTACTGAATTAGGATAAGCATACACACGTTCTTTTGGTTCTTCATATTCGTACTGTTCAACATAGAAATCTACATCCTCAAATGTATTTGACATTGCATCTGCTTCTGTTTGTGCTTCCTCAAATGTCTCATATCCATCTGATTCTACTTCCGAATATCCGTATTCATCAATTCCAATTACTCTAAATAGTGGTTCCATAATACTTAAATTTTGTGTGTTAATTATAAAAACAAATTTAAATAATCTTATTTAATTATAGGGATTTTTTGAATAAAAAAATAGAAAATTTGATGGGAATAAACTTAATAAATGGGTCCCTTACTTGAAAAGGGATTTAATTTAACCTTTTAAGTTTATAAAGTGTTGAATTAATTAATACTTCAATTTCGTCAACTATATTTTTAAGGTAAGATGGGAAATCTTGAGATAAGTTTCTAACTAAATTTAATAATTCTTCAAAATATTCGATAACTTGTTCTTTACTACCATAGTTATCCATTGGTAAAGATTTATAATTTCTAACAATATCATTTTCACCTTGATAAGATTCAATTAGAGAATCCATTAAAGCGTCAATACTTTCATAATAGGTTTGCAATGCTTTATGTTCAGCATAAGAATCTGTTTGTAAATGGAAAATATGTGTTTGAGTTTGAGAATGAACCAATATTGACGCCAACTCTACCATAGGTGAAGTTGAGCTTTCTTCTTGTTCTCTTATCTTTAATTTTATTAAGTTTTTTAGTTGTGATTCTCTTATCATTGTTTTCATATCAATTAAATTTATTGGTTATTTATAAATATTCGTATATTAATAAAAAATTAAAGATTACTCACCAAATTATTTTCCTTTATTGATTTTTATTACTATCATTAATAAAAAATTAATAATATGCCACAGAGATTTTACCTAAATGAAACAGATTTGAACGGAACATTGGAAAAAATGGACCAAAATTTAATGGAAATGTTGGACTTTGCTTATCTACACGAAGATATGGTTAACACCATAGAAGAATTAATGAGCGATTGGGCCAAAGAAAACCTACCATCTTATTCTGATATTATCGAAGAGTATGAGAACATGAATGAAGAAGAAAAGGATTTTTTTGATGATATTGATGATTATATTTCTTCTGAATTAGGAAGATGGTGGATTGAATCATTCGACAATTTGGATGATGAGATGAAAAAGAATGTTATTCACCGTTATCGTTTAACTATCGCAACGTGTCTACACAGTAACACTTATATGTATGAAGATTTAATGAATGAAATTAATGAATCATATGAAGATATGATGGCTTAATAACAGAAAACCCTCACTTAAAAGTGGGGGTATTTTTTTGTATTATTCGGAAAAAATATTATTTTCACATAAATAAAACTTATTAATATTATGAAAAATTTAACTTATTCAGATTTTGTATCTATGGCAATATCAAGTTTCCAATGTGGAGCAGCACCCGATGAATACGTTAGTGAATATCAGATAAATAAACTCGCTAAATTGGCATATAATTATTATCTTATTGGTAAGGATTGGGAACAATTATTTGATTAACACAATTAAAAATAATAGGGTAAATGTTTGAATAATTCAGATGTTTGTTTTATCTTAGAGTACTGAAAAATTAAAAGATATGACAGAATTAGTAAAAAATAGTGAAGTGATTAGATTTGATAGACATTCAAATATGGATGGTGAAACTCGTAAAACGATTTTAGATTTGATAGTTGATGTTCAAATTGAAATTGAAGATTCATTTACATTGGAAAATAGTTTGTATGGTTTGTTTGATGGTTATAATTACTTTTTCACCGATGAGTTTCAGACAGAACTTACCAAAATTAAAGATACCGAATTAGGTGGACGAATTGGTGATATTTACATTACAATTAATAGTTACAAATAAAAAAATAAAGGTTATGACAACATTTAAAGATTTACAATTTAAAAGAAAAAATTATGGTGGGATAGGTGCACACTACAAATTTGATAATGGTATTACCATTAGTGTTCAAGCAGGACCAGGGAATTATTCAACACCTAGAGAAGACCATTCATCAGCAGATGCTTATTCATCATTTGAAATTGCGATGTGGAATAACGATGGTGAGTGGGTAACTAGAAATTTGATACCCAAACAACATGATGATGTAATGGGGTGGGTATCTAGAGATGATATCAATAAGATAATATCAATAGTTCAAGCACAAAAATGAAATCCTGCAATTTTCGGTAAGGTAAGAACAACCATTAAAGACCATATTAAAAATGTTTTTAAGGAAACAAAATTTAAATAAAGATGAATAACTACAATAGATACATATTAATATTTTTTTCAGCGTTGGTCTTGGAAGTTGGTAGTACGATGTATATTAGTTCGGTTTCAGATAAAGAAATGACATCCGCAATATTTTGGGCTTTTTTGGGACCAATCATAGCATTACCGTTCGCAGGATTCGTTGCGGATGAAAAAACTTGGAAAGGTAGATTGGGTTTAGCATTATCCAGCAGCATGGGTTACTCTAGCGGGGCATTAATATCAATGTACTTTATTTTATTAGGTTAAACCAAAGGGAATAGATAAGTTGAACAATTTTTGGGTCGTTACCCCTAGATTAAAAAGGTTTTATATGTTTCTCAATTTGGTCACAATCAGTAATAATTAAACTACTATTATTACAACCCCAGCAGCTACCATCTTTAGTTGTTCCATCCGCTAAAACTGTAATAAACTTATCGGTCCTTGCTGGAATACCATTTATAGGTGAAGTTTTTTTGAAACCTTTTAAGCAAGGGCTGTCCTTGAAAGCAGTTGAAAAATCTTTTTTGTCAGAATAAGTTTCTTCTATTATTCTTTTTACCAAACTAACCAATTCAGACTCTCTTAATCTTATTACTTTTTTCATAATTATATTTTTATTATATAGGAATTATGTTTATACAATATAGTTACTTATTTCACCACCTTTTATTTTTATTGAATCAATAACTTGTAGTTTCATATTCTTTTTAATTTACCTTCCTTCCATAGTTCATAATTGGGGCCAATCTTATATCTAAAATAAGGTCTCTCATTACTTTTATAAATAGTTATAAGACCAGCATCTCTCATTGAACCGAACATAGTTGAAAGGTATCCAGAAAAGTCTACTTCTTGGGGGTCTTTGTTTAAAACATTTAATAAAAAATCTCTTTTAGTTGCGGGTTCACCCACATTTTCTTTTTCTATTATGTAGTTTAAAAATTTAATATAGGCATTATCAGGACTAAGACTCTCAAAACTATAACCTGACTTTGTATTTTTTGGTGACCAATATACAATATCATCATTATCTTTAATAAGTAAGTGTTCATTTTCTCCCACAAACAAAGTTAATATGGCAAACAAGAAATCTAAAAATAAAATATCTTTTTTATTAAAAAACCCAATTTTAATTCCACGTAACATCTCATAATAATCAACCAAATCTTTAATTGGTATTCGTTCAAAAACATTTAACTTTTCAGAATTGAATATAAAATTTGAGCCGTCAAACTCCAATGTTATTGGAGTTATTCCCCACGTTGCTTCGATATTTGGTATTAATTGATTTATACGAAGAGGTTTACCACTTACCATTCTATGTATTTTTCTTATTTTTCTATTATCATATATATAATATATGTCTTCAGAAAATATCTTTTTAATAATATCAACACCTTCTTGTGAAATATCATATAAGTGATTTTTTTCTATGTCTTGTTGTATTGCTTCAAATGCTGGTGATGTTTTAACTAAACCTAAAAGATTATAGTTAACATTATCTTTAGCATCATATAATATCATATTATCTCTTTTACTATCATAGTGAATAGCAACTTTATAATAATCATTATTTTTATCTAGAGTTTTATTGATAAAATAATATAACGGACCCATTTTAAAGTATGAGTCAAACCTGTTGTCAAATTCTTTTGCTGCTGTGCACCATCTTGTCCCCGAACCATAATAACACGACGCTTCTTTAGTTAACGGTTTAACGACCAACACTTTGTCATCTTCATATATCTTTTCAGTACCAGACTTTAATTCACTTCTTTTCTCACTACTAGTACTTCCATATTTTTCAATAGTGTCAACAAATTCTTGAATACTGTTATATTGATTAATATCTTTCTTATCTAAATTTTTTCTGATGTTATCAAACCTTTCCAAATAAGATATTATTTCATTAAAAGGAATTATAAGATTGCCGGTATCATCGAAGTTTTTTCTCATTACCCAATCCACATATTTGTAGTTGGTCATTAGATTGAATTCATAATCCAAAAACTCTTCAACAACACCAAGTAATTCTGGATTTTCAGAAAAACGGTCAAGAATATTTTCTCTTCTACCTTCTATTAAAAAACTTAAACTCATTAATTTGTTCTATATACGTAATACCACTTCCCGTTTATTAGTGCCTCATTTTCCGCACCATCATATGTCGCTAACGAATTACCAATACCATCAATATCAATACTATCTTCAATCATTTGTTCAACATCAATATACTCATTAATATCTATTCCGTATTCATTAATAGTCTGAGGAATATCATCCATTCTATCACTTACCAAACTTTCAACCATATCACTTATCATACCAACAGTTGGTTCACCTTGAGGGTCATCCTTTATATTTTCGATTTCTTCCTCTATCTCTTCCATTCTTTCTTCTGCAGCATCTCGGTCATCTTGTTCATAATCATCATCTAAGAAAATCTCTTCCAATGTTTCATATTCTTCTTCCAGTTTTTCAATCTCAGATTCTTGCCATTCAGCGAGAGGTAAATCATCATCAAAGTAAACTTCAGGATTACTTTCAACATCGTATTCAAATAAATCTTCCAAATAACGTTCAATTTCAACTGTATCAATATAGTTCATAATAAAGTCACGATTCCAACCTTCCACACCCATGTCATCCCATATTCCTTGTTGGTATTCTTTTGCTGCTTCATAAACCTCATCCCAATCTCCAACTGCCCACTCAGTTCCCGTTTCATCATCACCTAACCATTCAAATGTTAACAAACCATAATGAGGATATTCCGTAGGAATAAGATTATATATTGACTCACCTTCCTCCTCATCTACACTAATACCATAATCATCTCGAATAACTTCAAATACTGCGTTAGCTTTTATAGCCATATCATCATCGTATTCATCCAAATTCCATTCATCATTTTCTTTTCTTTGTTCAGCAGTTGCCAGTCTTCTTGCATTTCTCTCAGCTTGTTGTTGTATTCTAATTCTTCTCCGTTGTATTTCTGCTGCTAGTTCATCTTTAAAGATTTCTATTTCACGTGAATATGTGTTCTGCAGATATTCATCAATCTTATTTTGTATTTCATCATACAAAGGTGTTCCCAAAATCCAACCACTATTAAAATTTTTGTCTTTAACATCCCAATACGACTTATCACCATCATACTTCTGTAACAATGCGACTTTATAATGTATGTCATTTGATTTAGCCTTTTTATCTATGAAATAAAATAATTTTCCATCGACATTATAATTATCAAAGTGTGTTGATGTATTTTGGGATGCGGTACACCATTTA